ATGAATCTAGCCACTGAGCTGGCTGAACGTTCTCATTGCGTTCGTGCGCACGTGGGAGCCGTTTTAACTAAAGATACCCGCATTATTTCTATCGGTTATAATGGTCCGCCAGCTGGAACGCATAATTGTGATGAAGAATGGCCAGAGCATGGTTGTGCAAGAGATAGTAAGGGAAGTTGCTCATTGGCTTTACATGCAGAAGAAAATGCCATTCTATATGCATCAAAAAATGGAGCCAAAATAGAGGGTTGTACGTTATATACTACTTTATCGCCTTGTATTGCTTGTGCCAGATTAATTTTATCATCAGGCATTAAATTGGTCTATTATTCTAAATCTTATGCGGCCTACAAAGGCCTGCCAAGCGATGAAGGAGTAGATTTTTTAAGAAAGTTTGGGGTTGAAGTGAAGTTGATTGAGGATTAGGTTAGCTGATCAATTGTTCAATCGTTAAAAGGCCAAATTATTAGGATGAAGATTAACCATCGATAGCGTGCAAATAATAACAGGTAACTTACTTTAAATTTGGGAATAAATAACATTAAAACAATTTAACAATTCCCTTTCTTTCTCTATCTTTGCGGATGCAAGGATTTTGTTTCTTTTAATCCTTTGAATGTTAAGTTATTAATGGGTTTGTGGATCGCTCGGTGTAAGTATGGTGTAAGTGACCATCTATTTCTCTAACCTATCAAGTCTTTTTTGAATCGTTTCAATGACCTTGTAGGCATTATTTAAGTTTGCTTCCAGCAATCTAATTTTTGTATTAAGCGCATCAATTCTATCACCCATCTGAATAGAGCTTTCTAATCCTGTCTTTTTAGAACGATCAGTTTTAATCATATTACCCAAATTGTCTATGAGCCAATCACGGTTTAAGCTGTACTTCTTTACCATCTCCTTGGTCAACGCGACTGTTACTGGCTGCTCTCCATTTTCTATTCTGCTAATCCTGCTTTGAGGTATTCCAAGTTTCTCCCCAGCTTCAATACTGTTTTTTGAAATATGCTTAATTCTAAATTCTTTAAATCTGGCGGCAACCGCCATATCATGTCTTGGTGTTTTCATAATTCAAAGGTAATCGTGTTGTTAATGGTGGTCAATACTAGTTAAGTACTAAATTATAGTCCAGGCGAACCAAAGACAGTTGTCGTTACAGGTGGATAATTCATAGTTATAAATAATACCTGCGCTTTCATAATTATCAAGTAGTGCTGTAACTCGGTCAAACTGTTTGATCTTGTTGGTTTCGTTATAAATATTCCCATTTATCATCAATCGACCTTTGTATAAATCTCCTGTTTCTTCTAGGTAAGTTCTTGCATTGACTGTTACTATATCAAGATATCCATATACTTTAAAACTATATCCCCAGCCTTGTCTAAATCCTCCCTTTGGCCAGAACTTCGAACGTCTCATTTTATGTAATCGATTTAGTGCTGTTTCAACGACGAAATTTTTTACTTCTTCTTCTGGGTTAGGTTTAGGCATTACTCTGAATAGATTATGCTATCCTGTATTGATTTTGCAAATTTGGTGGTTACCGCAAATATGTTTTTAAGCAGCAAAGATTTTTTATAAGGAAGAATTTCAAAATTATCTGTGTCTTGCGGAACATTAATTAATTTTAAACCCTCCGTTCTTTTAACATTGCCCACTACAGCTATGCTGTTATCCCTTGAAACGATATAGATTGATAAAAGCCTTGTAGTTCCTTCTCCAAAAACCTTTACCGATCCAGACCATAACTGGTTAAATTCTTTATCGGATTTTTCAATAGTAAAATTCTGATCCAATAGTGCTTTTGCAGCAATCTGGTAATTCTCTAAAGCCGTTTTATTATTCTTGATAATTATTCTTGTTGCGCCTGCAAATGGGACGCTATCCTGTTTTTGGGCGAAGATAAATAAAGGTAGTAATGTGAAAATTGTTAAAATGTACCGTTTCATCTGTTCTTTATTTTGTGCTATATTAAAACTTTCTTATTAATCTAATTCTATACCCCAAACTTTTTGAAATACCAGACTCTCCTTGAAGCGATAGCAAATTTTTAACGTAAGCAGTAGATGCATTATTCTCTGTAGAAGTCCAATATATTAGTTGATTTGTTGAAAGCGGGAATCCTATCATGTATCTTATCTGAGCTTTAAATAAACCCATTTCATTGTAAGAAGGGACATACCAATCTGAGTACCCTTTATCGGAATAAGTCTTGATGAAATTATAAAGAAATACAGGGTTAGTGAAATTCTTTATTTTGTCTGAGTTTACTTGGCCGTCATCTAAACTACTTGCGCCAACTAGAGTGTTTGGTCCCCATGTAAATGTATCATTAGAGTTTGCAACTAAATCTTTATCATTTGCTACGAGTCCTGTTTTGTTGTCATTACTAAGGTAAAATATTCTGCCGCCTTTATAACCATCTCCTATTCTTAGGACGAACTTAATCGTTTCTTCTTTTTTAAGTGATTTAGTTCCAATGGTAGCTACTATAGTTAATTTGTGATCTCCACTGGCTATATCTATTGGATAGAAATCTACTGTATAATCGCTGCCAATAGTTGACCCAACAGATTGATCATCCAGATAAAACTCTACTTTGTCAAGTTTTTGATCGCTCATCACTTTTAAACTCGTTTTTGCATTATTATAAAAAATATTAGGTATCAAAGTTTCAAACTTAATATCTGGGGTTGAAGGAGTGTTAGGATCATTGGACTTGCTGCATGACGACAGAAGTAAAAATACTAGAGAGAGAATGTTTAAAATAGACTTGTTCATTTTATCGTTTTTTGTTAATTATTTGTACTACACTAAATATTTGCTCTATGTCTGAAAGTTTAAATTCTTCATCAGAATACTGGGGATTTAATGAATGAATAGTAATGATTCCCTGATCCACATCTTGATTTGCAATTTGCTTAATTAAAATACCTTTCTCTTTGTGTACTATTATCCAGGTATCTGTTGTGTGTGTGTGAAGCTTGTACTTCCATTTATCCTTTGGTATATCTCGGCCAATAGCTATCCAGCCTTCGTAAACGTTGTCTCGCATAATTTCTGGATCCGTGGAAACCATGCTATCGCCTTTAACTTCAAAAGCTAAATAATAACCACCATGTTTTTTTTCTACGGGAAGTGGGATAGTATCTAGATCGTCGTAAAATTCTGGATCGGAAAATCCAACTAAATAGCCAGCATAAGCTCGTTGTGTAATGATGGGTACCTGCATAATTAAAGAGTCGTCGGGAAGTATATATGTTTTTTCGTTAGTGGCGTCCAAGCCATACGGATCTGCAAGTCTTAATGGAATAGCTTCAAGTCTTGGAGATTCTTTGTCATTCCATATATCTTCTTCCTTGACTTTAAAAGTGTCAAGTATTTTGTTTACAGTATCTCTTTGTAAACTTGTCGTTTTGAAAAATAAGTAAATCGCTTGCCGACTAATACCCATCATTTTAGAAGCCTCAGTTACGCCTAAATCTTTTTTCTTTAAAAATAATCGAAATTTTTCTCCCTGATAATCAGCCATTTATAAAATAATTATTAACATTTGACAGTTTACACTTGACAAGTGACAAGTATCAATGTATATTTGTATCACATAACAATAACAAAGGTAAATATAACAGAATGAGTTCACAATACTTAATAAGTACCAAAATGAATATCCATTACATTATTAATGCGAAGGCTCACCAGTTGAGTATTGGATTGACTTATAAGGAATGTATGCCTTTAATCAGATTAAGATTTAAAAAATGAATATGAAACTAAACCTTGACCAATTAAAGCAAAATGCTTGTAGAACATTGGCGCTGATTGAATTGATAGAGAGAAGCAAGAGCAAAGCTCGAGTGATATGGGGAGGACATTTCTATGCGGTGTTTGGAAACCCTGGTGTGCATAAAGCTGATTTAGATAAGCAAAATGCAGTAACGGCTAGGCTGGTTAATTATTTAGAGAAAACATTAAAAACATAAACCAATCAGTCCCGACCAATGAAAACCACCTTACAATCAATTTTAGCAGGTAAAGGAGCAGAATTCTTCACGTGCAACGACCAGCCAATAGTAACATTTGACAGAAGGCAATATGATTTACAAGAAGCGCCTCAATACATACATAAAATATTAGATGACTACTTGATTAGTAATCCCGACAAAGCAGAGGCATACGAAGATATGGCGGGTAAATCCGGAGTAAAAGAGCAGTTAGTAAAATGCTTGTTCGCCAATCTGGACGGAGTTCCAGACATCACCGAAGACGGCGTATTGATCGCTGAATTTGTAGAATGCCCGAATCGCGGCAATTGCAAGTGGGAAGGGATAGGATGTTTGGCTCGAGCACCATGCTCTTTTGGACTAAGCCAAAGGGAACAGGAGATAGCTGATTTAGCTGACTTAACAAATGACCAAATAGCCGAAAGGCTTTACATAAGCAAGTTTACGGTGAGCACTCACCTTCAAAATATTCAGAGGAAAACAGGTGCAAGAAATAAAAAACAATTATTAAAAATCAGACCATCATTAACAATTCAACAATGGAAATAGAATTAGCACAAGCAGTACCAGCAGTATCATTAGTTGACATAATGAAGGGTATTGAGGAGGGTAAGGATCAGGGGAAACATTTTCCTCTTGAAAATGAAAAATATTTGAGGTCTTCGGTCAGTATCATTCTTAAGCGCGATTATCCTGATAGGAAATATTCAGTTAGTAAGCAGCCTAAATCAGTATTGGTTTACTGGGAAAGGAGAGAAGAATGCAAGGGGTAACATTAGTTGAAACAAAAGACTGGTTAGCACTTCAGCAAGAGCTTGCAGATATGAAGCAGATGATTGAAAAATTGTTGCATGGAGCAGAAAAGAAAGATCCAGCATATTCACTTAAGCAAGCTGCCGAAATAATGAACCTTAGTTATACATGGGTTTTTGCCAACAAACATAAAATAGGTTGCAGTAGAGTTGGAAAAGGATGGGTAATCAAACAAAGTTCAATTGAATCATTCATTAATCAATCATACCATAAAGATGCTTAAAATCCAGCACACAGAATGGCCCGTTGGTAGGAAGCCAATGACCAATGAAATTAAAGAAGGTGGTTTGTGGTACAGAGATCAGCAAGAACAACTGCTTAACCAGGCTAAGAGATTAGCCAGAAAAAAGCCGAAAGATCAATGGGTAACGTTTGGTTACTGGTTCTGGCCAATCTTCACAATCGGATCAATAATAACATTTTACTATATAAACAGCCACTAGGCACAACATAAAATTACCATGGAATTAAAAAAAGCAACCAGAAAATCAGTTAAGCTTAAACTTAACCTTTCAGCGCCTAGTGGTTCTGGAAAAACATATTCGGCATTAAGAATGGGATTCGGCATCGTTGGTGATTGGACTAAAATTGGTTTGATCGATACTGAAAACGGATCAGCATCATTGTATTCTCATTTAGGTGAATTTAACACGATCGATATGCGTCCGCCATTTACACCTGAGAAATATATTCAGGCAATTGATTTGTGTGAAAAGGCAGGTATGGAATTGGTGATCATTGATAGCTCAACGCATGAATGGATTACTCTATGTGCTGAAAATGAAATCTTGGCCAATACATCATTTAAAGGCAACACTTGGGCTGCATGGTCAAAATCTACTCCGAGACATGATGCCTTTGTAAACAAAGTACTCCATACGCCAATGCACTTTATCACTTGCACCAGGTCGAAAACTGAAACTGTTCAAGAAGGTGGTAAAGTTAAAAAAATCGGCATGAAAGATCAGCAACGCGATGGATGGGAATATGAATTGACAGTTTCTTTAGAGATCGATCGTGACACCCATTTTGCGACACCAAGCAAAGACAGGACTGAGCTTTTTGAAGGCGGTCAGCCTTTCCTAATTACTGAAGAAACTGGTCAGAAAATTAAAGAGTGGTGTAATGTTGGTGTAGTTGAAAAAACTTTGGAAGATCAATTAAGGCAATGTGCTAATAATACTGAATTGGCAATGATCTATAAATCGTTCCCTACTAATGAACAAGTGAGATTAAAAGATTTAGCTGGAGAGTTAAAAGCGGCTTTTATTGCTAGTGATGGAGTTGATTTCGAAAAAGAACTTCGTGCTCAAAAAGATTTAGCGTCATTGTCTACCTATTATAAGGCTATGCCAGCAGCTAAGCAGAAAGAATTAGCAAAGTTAGCAGGTGAATTGAAAGCCGGATTCGAAACCTTAAAGACGCCTGTTTATATGGAGTCAGCCGCATACAAATCATTTCTAACAAAGCTTAAAAAAGCAGGTGAAGCAGAATTAACGAAACAACGTGAGTTCTTTGATTTTACTCCTGAGCAGGAAACAGAGATTGCAAATATTTTGGCGTCATTAAAAGAAGCAGCATAATGTCCGTAGAACAAATCGGCACACAGATACTCACAATTGATGGTATTGTTGCCAAGGCTGAAAAACGTCAAGCCATATATGTAACAGATTTCAGGAGAGCGGTATCAGCTGCTTTCCTCATTCAAATGCGAGTTGCAACCCTCGCAAAGTTTATCAAATCAGGCTGCTACACTTATACTAAAAAAGTTTAAATAAATGGAAAACCTAACCGCAACACTGGTTCACGAAAATGGTGGCCAAAGATTTTACAAATTGAATCATAGCATAACAAAAGGTTATCAAGCCTTCAAAGGTGGTGAAAAATACATTCTTATTGAATTGGAAGAATGCAAAAAATACCTTAAACCAGAATATTCAACTTTATACGATGGATTAAATGGCATTGATCTGGTATGTGTTTCAGATGCTCATACGCATACTGAAAGATTAGTATTCGCAGGGATTGCATATAACGGAACCTACGCAAGGACTAAAGTTCAAATAGATGGGGCTCACACAATGATGATTCACGGTGGAGATTCTGCGATGGTCAAACCAGACCATGTATATCTAAGAAGACTAGCATCATTAAATGGATTTTATTATTCACCAATTTTCAGCGCTTAGTTTATGAACGAACTTATAGAACACCAGGAAAATTTAAACCTGTTCCTTCAACCTAGATCGGAGGTTGCAACTTTACCAATCGAGAATCAAAAACTTTTAACGGCAACTAAGTCTGATTTGTCGGAAATGGCAAGCATGATTATGGAAGCAGCTGATGATGGGTTTGCAGATCCTATGGATACTTTAATTATTGCTAAAAAAGGCGAATATGTTTTCAAGGCTATTGTTGAAGGTATGAAAGGCAAATGTATCCTACCAGAAAAAGGATATGAGAAACATAATGTTGCGATGAGCGAGAGGGCTACTGGTGTTCAGTGGCATTATGATACTTGCAATGATCCAGAGTGGAATAACCTTAATGCTCAAAAGATTTCTATTGATGAACAGCTGAAAGTCCGTGAAGCATATTTAAAAGGATTAGGTAAGCCATTGGAAGTTGCAGCATCAGTAAACGAGGAAACGGGCGAAGAAACTCCTGCTCACACGGTTTACCCAGCGGTTCGTGTTGCTGGCGAATCACTAATTCTAAGCCTTAAATAATATGGAAATTTTAGAGGTACTAACAAAAGATGGCAAACCAGTTCCTTATGATTTTGCTGTTACTCCAACATTACTGAATGCCTACAATAGATATGTTAGAAATGAGGATGATGAGAGTTGGGAAAGTTTATTTAATATAATCAATGGTGTAAAAAGAGAGCTACCTGATGGAGTAAGAAAAGGTATTGTTTTTGAATCGTTGATCAACAAGATGGTTGACGGATATTATCCAGAGGTGGATGGCGATACCATTCAATTTAAAGATTACCAGTTTAAGCTGATCGTTGTTGAGAAAGTATTCAATAAACTAAAAAACTGCCAAACTAAGCAAGAGGAAATGTCTGTTATTATTCCAAGTCATTTAGGAAATATCAAATTACATGGAGTTCTTGATTTTGGTTATCCTAAAATGATTACCGATTTAAAAACCACGGAAGTTTATAAGTGCAATAAGTATGTTAAAAATACGCAGCATCCAACTTATTCACTAATCCGAAAATTAAAAGGTAATCCAGTCGATAGTTTTAAATACCTGGTTACTGATTTCGAAAAGGTATATCAAGAAACTTATATCCCAAATGAAAAAATGTTTCAGAATCTGCTTTTCAACGTTTTTGAATTCATCAACTTTTTAATCTTATACAAAGATCATATAACCAACACTAAAATATTCAAATCAGAGCCATGTACGATTACGGACTAAGGATGTGCCTGCTTCAGAAAGAAGTGAATCCAGCAGATGCTATCAACAAGTATCTTCAGTATAAAAATGTCACCACCTTCAAACCAAAGCATCATAATCATGTTAATCAATTTATCCAAGCTAATTGGAACAACTTTGCCACGTTTATTCATAACAGCATTATAAATGGATCATTGAAAGGTAAAGCTGTCAGATTGAATACTTATTTCGCTGAGCAAAAAGAATATACGCAAAATGTTGCTGAAGAATTTAAGAATTCAAATGTAAGCGAAGATGAAAATTTGTTGCTAATGCGAATTCGGAAAGAATACGGTACTGGTTTTATTCAGTCTTTCTTGATGAAAAGAGGCGTTAAGCCTGAAAGTAAACACACTGGTTATTTTTCAAAAACATTACAATGGCTACCGCTTGTTCGTCAGGCTATTGCATACGGAATTTTAATCGAAGAAAAGGAGGTAGTGTAATAATGGCAACCAAACGTAAATCAAAACCTGACCCGCGCCTTGCATCATTGCCAATGTACATCATCAAATCAGGTAAGTATTTTATCAATACTCACACTGGCGAACTGAAGCATGAGGATAGTATATCGGATTGGTTGCCTAAGCCTAAAATCAATCACGAGGCCATTATGGAGAAAAGATGGGATTTGCGTTAAAAATATTTATGCAATATTGCATAAATTGAATAATAATTTATATCTTTACATCAACACCACAGCATCTCAATTAAAGTGGCTCTGAAAGACATTTAAAGTAGTTTTTCTCTGAATACCGAAGGCGAGTTGAGATGCGCTTAGGGAAAAGAGGAAAACTATTTTTTTTATTTAAACCCCGCCTAACAGGCACAAAACATAAATATGGAAATTAAAGGAAAAGTACACGAGGTAGGTGCTACCCAACAGGTTAGCGAAACCTTCAAAAAACGTGATCTAATTGTTGAATACGCAGAAAACCCAACGTATCCAGAATACATCAGGTTCGAATTGTTGCAAGATAAATGCCCGCTTCTTGACACATTAAAGGTTGGCGATGAAGTGGAGGTTTTCTTCAATCTAAGAGGTAGACCTTGGACTGATAAGACAGGAAAAACATCATATTTCAATAGTCTGGTGATTTGGAGACTTAATGCTTTAGCAGGCGCAACCCAAGCAACCAATACTCCAGCTTATGCTGCTCCAGCTGATGTAAGTAATTCTCCAGGTGACGATGATGATCTGCCATTTTAAATCAATAGCAATTGATATTCAGCCTGCTTAGATATAAGCGGGCTTTTTAGGTGCAAAATTTCACTAAATCATATAATAAAATGAAAAAATCAATTGAATTAAACATTGACCAGGCTAAAGGTTTGTTAGGTCAAAACTCTGCCCTTGATGTTTTACTAAAGGCCAATTTCACTCCAATAGAATTGGGCCTTAAAACTCAGGATGTATTCAAGTCATTTGCTGATGTACTGGCATTTCACAACGAAACAGCGGAACAATTTGCAGAGCGTACAGCTAATGACACACCTGATGAAGTTGGCTACAAAAAATGCAAGATGATTGTTTATGCGCTTAATGGCGGTAAGTATCTTGACTATAAAGATGCGGGCGTATACAAGTACTACCCTTGGTTCAATTCTGCTGGTTCGGGTTCTGGGTTCTCGTTTTTCGTCTACGCCTACGTCTACGTCCGCTCGGATGTCGTTTCCCGCCTTTTACTTGAAACATCAGCATTGGCAGAATATGCTGGCAAAACCTTTACTGCCGAATACAACGAATTTATTAATGGTTAATCAATAATATCATGAATTTAGAAAATATTAAAACTTACGAAGACATCTGCAAAATTGACAATGTAGATCCAGTGGCCTCATTGCCGATCCAAAATGCAACTACACCAGAAGATATTGCTATCAATAGCTTTGCAAAAGTACTTCGAATCAACAGAGTATTAAACGAAGGTTGGGTTCCAGATTGGAATAACTGGGATGAATATAAATATTATCCTTGGTTTGATATGCGGGATAAGGCTGGTTCGGGTTCTGGGTTCTCGTATGACGACTGCAACTACGACGGCGGCCGCTCGACTGTCGGTTCCCGCCTTGTTCTTAAAACGCGTGATCTAGCCAAATTCGCAGGAAAAACATTTCTGGAAGAGTATAAAGGCTTTATGAAATAAAAAATTAAGGGTGGTGTGCTGAGTGCTGGTTCAGGTTCTAGGTTCTCGTATAACGACTACAACTACGACAACGACAACTCGAATGTCAGTTCCCAAATTTGCTAAAAATATTGTCAGCACAGACCTTGCCTCTTGGCAAAAAATAACAATTACTTATAAGGGCGTTGGTAACGAAAGTGAAAACGACCTACAAAGCAAAGGCTTAACGGCCTGTAAATAATATGAAAAGAATCGGTAATTTATTTGAGAACATCTGCAGCATAGACAACTTGCTTTTAGCTGATAAGCTTGCACGCAAGGGGAAAGCAAAACAGTCGGGGATTATTGAATTTGATAAGAACTTCGATCAAAATATTGCCGATATCTATCGTGATTTAATTACGGGTACTTATAAAACGGGCACCTATAGGACACGGACTATTTTCGAACGTAAAGAGCGCGTAATATCGATCCTTCCATATCGTGATCGAATTGTTCACCATGCTATCATGAATTTGCTAGAGACAATGTTTGTATCTGTATTTACAACGGACACTTACAGTTGCATTAAAGGCAAAGGTATTCATGCAGCTAGCAGAGCTTTACGTGAGGCACTTTGCGATGTTGTCGGTACTACTTATTGCTTAAAACTTGATATCAAGAAGTTCTATCCGAATGTCGATCATGCAATACTTAAAGTTTTATTGCGCAAGAAAATAAAAGATACTGAGCTGCTTGCCCTTCTTGATGGTATCATTGACAGTGCACCAGGTTTACCGATCGGAAATTATTTAAGCCAATACTTTGCCAACTTTTATTTGGCCTACTTCGATCACTGGATCAAAGAGCAAAAGGCCGTTAAATATTATTTCAGGTACGCTGATGATATCGTAATACTGCATCATGATAAAAATTACTTGCATAAGGCGCTTAATGGCATTACGGCATACCTAGCTAATCGATTAAACTTAACAGTTAAGGAAAACTGGCAAGTGTTTCCTGTAGCCTCTCGCAGTGTTGACTTTGTAGGCTATAAGCATTACCACACTCATGTATTATTAAGGCCAACCATCAAACGTGAATTTGCCAGAAAGGTAGCGAAAGGAATAAACCGAAGTTCACTTGCATCTTATCTGGGTTGGTGTAAACACGCTAATACCAAACATCTAATTAAAAAGCTTATCCCTCCAAAAGAATAGGAAAAGCAAATCTAAATCTCTCCATTATGAAAAACTTTAAAGACCTAAACATCCGCCCATCAATCAAAAAAAGAGAAGGCGAAAAAATTAAAATTAAAAAAGTATTCAATCAACCGATCGTTGTTAACGGATTCGAGATAGTTGATTCAAAATACGAAGGCAAAGGCAAATGTCTTTATCTGTCAATATTATTAAATAACGAACCTCGGTTAGTGTTCACCGGAAGCGTAGTGCTCATGGATATAGTATCCCAAATGAGCGCCGATGATTTCCCCTTCACAACCACAATAGTTGAAGTTGGTGAACGATACGAGTTTACATAATAAACGCCCTGCTATGAGAATAGCGGGGTTTTGAGGTGCAATGATAACAGTAAATAGTCTTTCTGGTGGTAAAACGAGCTCATTTCTTGAAATGCATTACCCTGCAGATGTTTCTCTGTTTGCATTGGTGTGTATTGATAGTCATAATGCAAATGCGGGATCAACAACCTTCAAAATTGATAACCACGTTAGGCAGATCGTTAATGATAAGCTTCAAAAATATTGTAGCCATCAGTTGGAATTTTTGGGTACAGCAGAAGATCCGTTGATTATCAAAACCATGCTTGATTTAGAACAAATGACGGGGAGGGAAATAGTTTGGTTACGTGGTAAAGGATTTCAGAGTTTAGTGGAAACGAAGCAGACACTTCCAAATAAGCACCACAGATGGTGTACTACGGAATTTAAGATAAAGCCAATATTCGAGCATTTGTTAATGTATCATTCTTTACCATGCAAGATGCGAGTTGGATTCAGATCGGATGAAGCACATCGAGTAAACAATTTTAAAGACACTTTCATGTATTCTACTCACTGTGAATTCGTGTATGATAATATTGGCGAAGATGTTCCAGGCAACATGAAAAAGGTTTTGCTGAAATGTAAAGTGACGCCAGAAGATTGCGAGATAAACTACTATCATGGATGGAGTTTACTACATCGTCACAGGTGGGCAGAGATTCCATTCAGAATTGGCGAATTCCCACTTGTAGAGGACGGAATAACTCAGTCAGATGTTCAAAGATTTTGGAGAGATAAGGATATCCAATTCCCATTAGATAGTAATTGCCAATTCTGTTTTTGGAAGCATCCGCAACAATTAAGACAAAATTTCGAAACACAACCAGCAACAATGAATTCAATGGTAATGATTGAAATGATGAAAGACGATAAATCAACTTTTCACCATACGATGGCGATGAAAGATATCAGAGATATTGGAATACAAACAAACTTATTTCAGATGCAATGTGGTGGCTGCCACGGCGGCTACTGCACAGGATAGGAAAACAATTAACATAAATATAAACCCATCCCTCAACTTTTAAAGCGGACTTAGTCTACCCGTGAGTTGAGGGATTAAACTAAAACCAAAGATGAAAGCATCTAAACCATTTGCAAAAATTTTAAGTGATTACCTCGAAAGTCGCGGTAAATCTGATTCACTATTTGCTGAAACACTGAAGAAGGCAGGTAAAAGTATCGATGAATGCATCAACTATATTTTTAGTGAGGTTAAGAAAACAGGCTGTAATGGTTTTGCAGATGAAGAAATATTTGCAATGGCTGTCCATTATTATGATGAAGATGACATAAAAGATGTTAAACCATCAAATGGCCGAGTTGTAGTTAACCATTCGATAACTAAATCAAAGAATAAGGAAGATAAACACGAAGCTAAACCATTACCGGTTATCAAAAAAGCTAAACCATTAGTAGCTAACCAAGCATCACTTTTCTAATATGAAGCCAAGGACTAAACTAGATCATGAGGTAATCGGGTTAAGCAAGGCTTTACCTAACATTACCAAAAAGTAAGAATTATGGGGGTATAAAAATTGCCTAAAACATGTTGGCTATAGAACTAAAAAACAGATTGCATGTCTTGATTGTGGCCATATTTGGAAGGGTGCTCAAAAAGTTAAAACTTGCAAATGTCCATCATGCCAAATAAAGCTTGAGATTATTGATACTACAAAACGGGTTTTTAGTCAAAACCGCGAAAAGCTTGCTATAGTTGATGTCAGTGGAGGATTCCAAGTTATCAGGCACTTTGAAATATGGTCATACCATAAAATTGGCGAAAAAGCACATCAAAACACTTATGAAATCGTGCAGCAATGGTTTAAACCTAATTCAGAAGTTACGATAGTTGGGAGGGTTCAATTTATGGGTAATGAAAGTTACACAGGTGATATGGAAATACGTGGTGGTTACAGGAGTTATCGCGGAACAAATTATTATCCCTGGACTACGGCTGTACATCCACAGCACAAATGTTTGCCAATTTATAAACGTAACGGGTTTACAACGAAAGTTAAAGACATTGTGCTGTACGATCTGTTCATCAAGTTGTTAAATGATAGCATTTCTGAAACATTAATCAAAGCAAAACAATATGATTTACTTTCTTGCCGAGTAGGTAACCGATCTTATGAAGTAAGAGACCGATGGTCTTCCATAAAGATCGCTATCCGTAACAACTTCATTATTACTGATGGAATTACATGGCTTGACTACACGAAGCTTATCGAAAAGGCTGGCAAAGACCTTTTAAGTCCAAAATATGTATGTGCTAAAAATTACAAACAAGTACACAACAAACACGTGGAACGGCAACAAGAGATTTTAAGAAGACAAAATGAAATCAGAGATGCAGAGAATGCTGAAAAACAACGAATAAAAGCAGAAATGGATAGTTCTGATTACATCAAAGATAAAGGTATGTTCTTTGGAATTATGCTTAGGACTGGCGATTTATCCATTAAGGTGCTAGAAAGCGTTAAAGAGTTTTTTGAAGAGGGCAAAGCACATGGACATTGTGTATTCACAAATAATTACTTCTCAAAACCTGATTCGCTTGTTTTATCCGCGAAAATTAATGGCATTCCTGCCGAAACGGTTGAAGTGTCTCTAAAAGATTTTCGCATCCTTCAAGCGCGAGGTAAGGGAAATAAGGATACCAAACACCACAATGAGATTATTGACTTGGTTAACAAAAATATGCACTTGATCAAACGCAGATTGAAACCGGTAAAAGTTCGCCAAAATAAAACGCAAAGAATGGAGGCTGTAGCATAATGGCAAAAACAAAATTAACACCGGATCAGGAAACGTATATACGAGCCTATTACCTAAAACAAAGCAATTCAGATATTGCAATAGCGATTGGAATTGGTGAAGGTGGTGTAAGTGGGTATAAAAAACGCAACGGGCTAATTGTACCATATGCAATAAGTCGATCATTTGCTGCTGCTAAAGCATCCAGAAGAACTAGCTGCTCACTCGAAGACGATGCTTACATAACTGCAAATTATTTATCAACTCCTCCACAACAGATAGCAGACGTTTTAGGATGTAGTGAGGTGAAAGTTAAGACCAGAATGCGGCAGCTAAACTTAGTTGTCCCCCGAGAAATTATTGAGCAACGGATAAAAAATAGCCGTATAGCTAAGGGTAATGTCTCTTTCAATAAAGGTAAAAAGCAATCAGAATACATGAGTGCTGAAGCTATTGAGCGAACCAAAGCGACCCGTTTTAATAAAGGCAATAAGCCTCATAACTGTTATGATGAAGTTGGTAAAATTACAATTAGGTATGACCATGCCAAAAGGGGAGGTAATCCTTACAAGTATACCTGCCTGAGCATTGGTAATTGGGTTCCGCTTCACACATATTTATGGGAACAACAAAATGGTAAAGTCCCAAAGAATCATTGCCTTTGGTTTAAAGATGGTGACTCTTTGAATGTAGAATTAAATAATTTAGAATGCATTACCAGAAAGGAAAATATATTAAGAAATAATGACCCAGATAATCCAACAGATAATAAGGTAGCAATGTACATGGCGATGAAAAGCAAAAAAGTAAATAAGGAATTACAGAAGGAATTGCTTAATCATCCCGAACTATTAGATATAAAACGTCAACAACTTAAACTAAATCGAATAATAAATGAAAAAACAGGAAATTGAGAATCAAATGCAGTCGATGATTGGAAAGGTTTACAGCTATAATAAAGTAGAACACCGAGTTATTCGGTATGAATTGTCAGAAGCCAAGTTAAAAATAACCACTGACGTATCGGATGTAGTGATATTCACTTCTGATATTGATGAAGTTTTGCCTTTGTTTAAGCAAGTTGAAAGCGATGATACTGGCGGTAGTTTGCATTTGTTAAGCAAACGTACCATGGTCGGAACTACTGGCGTTGAAATAAAAAATATTTTGTTGGAAAATATAAGAAATGTTAATAAGGATAAATCTTTTGTTCCTCAGGCCGCTGCTGTTAACAATAGCGTAAAACAACTTATAGATTTGGCAAAAGCCGAAATTGAAATGTTTAAGCTAATGGCTAATGTGGGATGTAAATAATTATGACACCATACATTTATGCAGGGCTTGATGATAAGTCCAGACATTATGCTAGGCATAAGATCAAAATTGGTGAACCAAACGAAATAATAGATGTGGTGTGCAGTGTGCTGAAATTAAATATTCATGACCTTATTGGAAGTACTAGATTGCGGGATATAGTCGAAGGCAGGCAAATTGCAATTGGTTTAATCAGTGTCGCCAATCCCAAAATGACACTAAAACAAATAGGCAAGATGTTTAATCGCGATCACAGTACTATAATTTATGCTCGAAGAACATTCGATTCGCTTTATGAATTTGACTCTTTGTATAAATCTAAGGTCGAGCAAATTAAAGCAATTGTCAATTTAGTTGGTTAAAAACTATGCAAAAGTGCATATATTGAATAAATAATATTATCTTTACCAAGCGGCCGTCACCCGAACTAAAGACATTTAAAATTCCATCCCTGTACATATTACCAGATCCCATTTGGTGATGCTTGACGGCCATTTTTGTACAGGGATGGGGTTTAATTAATGCAGCTATAACATAATATTTATTTATATGATTGTTAAAACAAAACTTAAAGCGCAAGCGAAAGCCATTCTTAACGATAATCCTCTGGGATTTATTTTTGAACAGAATACTGCTGATTATAATTTTTTATTAAGAATTTTTCAGGGCCATCCTGAATACCATATTAAAGCTGGTTCAGGCATAAGTAACATATTTATAGCTAAAGGTATTGAATATAGTACCCGATGCTTTTTCGTTACCCGAATTGATGGCAGCACCTCTGATATCTCCTATATCCGCTCAATTGATGGTGCCACCAGTAAAATAAGTGATATTAAATGCGCCTGCAGATCTGCTATCAAGGAAGTCGTTGCCAGAAGAAGAGCTAAAGTAAATTTTGGGGTGGATAAATGTCCAATTAGTGGAGAAATCCTGATTGATGACCATTCAACACATATTGATCATTATAATATGCCTTTCGATGAATTGTGCAATACCTGGTTAAAGTCGCAAAACATTGAGTTTCTGCATTCCTGCTTAAATGATACAACTGCTGATCACGTGCAGGAAATCAGTTTTGCATCTAGGAATATTAGAGAATCTTTCATCGCTTTTCACAATGCTAACACCCGTTTACGGGCTGTAAATGCTAAAGCTAATCTATCAACTTTAAAAAAGAAAGCGAAGCGATGAAGAAAGGTATAACATGTATTTACAAAATTACTAGCCCTACAGGTAGGGTTTATATTGGACAGACAGTGTGCTATAAAGAGAGGCAACGCCATTATAGAAACTCGACATGTAAAGGTCAGCACATCATATACAACTCAATTAAGAAATATGGCTTCAATGCTCACAACATGGAGATATTAACAACATGTGAAGCCGAAGATCTGAATAAACTTGAACGGTATTTTCAAGAAGCGTATAACGTACTTAATAAAAAAGGAATGAATATCAGATTGGTTGGATGCGAGGGTCGTTCTGGTAGGGTATCTGACGAAGTAAAAAGAAAAATTTCGATTCGTAACTCAGGTAAGAATAATGGAATGTATGGTAAAACATGCTCTCCTGAAGGAAGATCTAAACAAAAACAATCTATATCAGGAGCGAATAACAGGCTATCAAAATGGATTTTAAACACTAAAACAGGCATCTACTACGAATGCTTAACTGAAGCCGCTTTTACCATTAACAGACCTAAGGGAACAGTATGGGCTGCAATAGCGAAACACAAAACAAACAGTACTGATTTTATTTACGCATAATGAAAAAGCCGAGAGATTATCAATTGGATCTTGTCAAAAGGACAAGTATATCACTAGCAAAAAATAAGGCTGTCATTATGCATGCTCCAACAGGCGCTGGTAAAAGTTTAATGATTAGCATGATTGTTTCGAATGCCTGCGTAAAGGGTAAAACCGTGTTAGTTCTTTCGGATGCTGTAAAAATTTACAATCAGCTTGTACAAGAATGCAGTGGTATAGAATTGAATAGTAAAGTTAAAGAGGCTACGATAAAGGCAAGCCATTGTTACGTTGGGATGATACAGACACTCCTTAAAAGGCCAGTAATAGTCAAACAACTTGATAACCTAAAGGAGAATCTGATATTGCTTATTGATGAAGCTCATGTGGCTACATCGACCAAGCTAATTGATCATTTACCTAATGCTTATCGTATTGGCTTAACCGCTACTCCATATGGTGTTTTACATAAGCATTTGCCTGAATATTATAATGATTTGGTTGAAGGACCACAGGTTGATTGGTTAATTCAGAATGGATTCTTAACCAACTACCGCCATAAAGCAAGAACCCCAGCTGATACCTCATTACTACAAATTCGAAACGGTGAATACACTGAAAAATCACAGGAAAGTGTATTTGGCGCCCGAGCTGTTTATGATGGCTTGTATGAAGATTTAAGGACATTCCCTTTTAAAAAATGTGTCATCTTCGTTGCGTCAATCAAGCAGGCCGAAGCTTTGTACGTCAATTTGAATAACGAAGGTTTTGCCGCAACCAGATATCATTCAGGTTTGGATCATGGCGATTATGAATTAGCCAAGTTTACCGAACTGGATATGTGTAATATTCTGGTAACCATTAAGTCATTATCAAAAGGTTGGGATTATCCTCCCATTGATATGGTTGCATTAATGCACAAAACAAAAAGTACCTCTTTATATCAACAAGAGATTGGCAGGGGTTCAAGGATCTATCCAGGTAAGGATATGTTTACGGTTCTTGACTATGGAAACAACTGGAAAGATCATGGTTTATATTTTGAGGATAGGCCTTATTCGGAATTATGGAATAAAGTAAAAAGGCCAAGTGATAAAGAAGGGGCATCAACTTCTAAAGCTTGCCCATCATGTGAAAGCATCATTCCAATATCATCAAGGATATGTAGCTATTGTGATTACGAATATCCTGAAAATGAAGTAAGGATGGCCCAAGGTGAGCTGATTGATTTAACCGACGAATATCATGTATTGGTGGGTAAAAAGATAAGTGAGTTGAGTCCAGTAGAATTAGCTAATTATGCCAAATTAAAAAATAAAAAACATTACGCAGCAAGAATTGCGAAAGCACAGGAACAAATTAACCACGGCTTTCTGATTCACTTCTCTGCTGCAATGGGTTACAAAAAATCATGGTTAGATCACCAAACCATACCTCAAGAAAAAATTGAATTTGTCGATATAGTTTTAAAATAAATGGAGCCAAAAATAATCAACCTTATCGATGAAGTGAATAATTCGGCTCCTGTTGCTAAAGATATTCAATCGCTAATTAAGCAAGCATTGATCCCGCAAGGTATTGAAATACCTAAGCCTGATCTTGTTTTCTCAATTAATGGAGTGCCGCTTTTTACGAAAAAATCAATTTCAACATTAATCGGCAAAGCGAAAGCCGGTAAGACAACTGTTACCAGTTGGATAGTTGCTCAATCCATTAAAGAAGATATCATTACGCTTTGGATTGATACTGAGCAAGGGCAATACTATGGTTCAAGGACACAAAGCTGGGTGCTGCACATCGCAGGATTTAAAAGTTCCGAAAAACTATTTTTCTATGACTTAAAAATTCATACGCCTCAGGAAAGGATCGAAATGATTGAATTGATTATTAAAGAACTTCGCCCAGACTTGGTTATTCTTGATGGTATCCGCGATTTGGTTTATGATATCAATTCACCAGAAGAGGCAACAACAAAAACAGGTCACCTAATGCGCTGGGCGGAGCAATACGATACCCATATCATGGCCGTACTCCACCAGAATAAAGGCAATGAGCACGCAAGGGGGCATCTTGGAACCGAAATGATCAATAAGTCGGAAACTGTCGTTAAAGTGGAACAGAATGAAGATAAATTAATCGTTTGTTCGCCTGAATATACCAGATCTAAAGCCTTTGATATTTTTGCTTTCAACCGTGATGAAAATGGGATTCCATTTATTGTTGATGGTTTTGCAGGAGCTATTGCCGCACAAAGTGGAGAAGGTAAAAAGAAAAAATTAAATCCTTGGGATCCTGCATATGATGCGATGTACCCTGATATGGTCGATTTTATTTTTCAGCATAAAGAACATATTACAAAAGGCGCTCTGAATGATTCGGTTCGTTCATATATGATGAAAAATGGTTTTGAAATTGGTGATCCTAAGGCGCGTGAATTTGTAGATAGGCTTTTAGAGATCGGAATCATCTGGGAAAATAAATACATCAAACAGCGAGAAGGTAATATGGGCAAGAACCCTAAATACATCCCCAAAGCAAAGTTCATTGAGTCACCTAAAATTGAAAACCTTTACGGGAATAAACCAATTGTTCCAAAACAGGATGATGAAGATCCACCTTTTTAAATATGAAAGCTTTTAAATATACCCTTGACAGGTCATCTAAAAAGTTTATGTGCCCTGGATGTTCTAAAAAAACATTTGTAAAGTTTATCGATATCGAAAAGAATTATGCTCCTGAAAAGTTTGGCCGTTGCGATCGAGAAGATCGTTGCGGCTATTTTACTATGCCAGAAGATGCAGAAGATTATGTTTTTGTTCCCAGATCAATCATTGAAGAAAAGCCAACATCGTTCATCCCAAAAGAGTATGCAGTAAATACTTTCAAGGATTATGATCAGAATAATCTGTTTAAATTTTTAATAGAAAAAATAGGCAAGTCAAAGGTTTACGAAGCAATAAATAAATATCGGATAGGGATTGATGATACCAGCAGCTTCACAAAGGACTGGGTAATCTTCTGGCAATTCGATAAGGACAATCAAATCAGGTCAGGAAAGATGATTAAGTATGGCCCTGACGGAAGGAGAGCCAAAGATGTTTCTTCAACATGGTTCCATAGTAAAAAGTCAGAGGGCAAGAATGTTTTTCCTGATTTCAACCTGAAGCAATGTCTATTTGGTGAGCACCTAATTAATATTTATAATAAACCTATAGCAATTGTTGAAAGTGAAAAAACAGCTGTTATAGCGTCTTTATTTATTGATAAATACTTGTGGCTTGCTTGCGGGGGATTAAATCAGCTGAGCGCATCTAAAATGGAAATATTACGTAATAGATCGGTTACTCTGTTCCCAGATTTAGGTTGCTTTGGTGAAGAAGGCGATTTTTATAGGGATAATGACACCAATTTATTTTACACCAGAGGTAAAAGCTATTGGTTGCCTATAAATCAATCACCAGATATATTTAAGTCTGGCAATGGACCTCCATTAAGCGCTTACGACAAATGGAAAGTGAAAGCGAAGGAATTTAATTTCAGTATATCTGATCACATCGAAAAGATCGCCACTGATGAGGATCGATTAAAAGGACTAGATATTGCAGATTTTTTATTGAGATAATTATGGTAGACGAATCAAACTGGTCTGAGGGAAAGATTCAGCAGACCGCAATAACTTACATTAGGAATAAGTATAACGATCTGTACGGGGTCATATACCATATTCCAAACGGTGGCTTTCGAGATGATTTAACAGCATCGGTAATGACTGGACAAGGCGTAACCCCTGGAATTCAGGATTTGCATTTGATATGGAATGGCAAGTTTTACCCAATTGAAGTTAAGACTGAAACAGGTGAAGTATCCGCTGCTCAAAAAGTAGTCCATGCCCAGCATGATAAGCAAGGCTTTAAAACATACATTTTTAAGACTTCTGAGCAAATAATTTACTTTTTTGAATGGGTGATTGCAGGAAAGTCATTAGATGCCTTTAATCGCTTTATTTCTCCTTATTCTAACGGCGAAAAATTAGAGATTTATAGAGAAGAATTGAAGGCTGAAAGAATTAAAAAAGCGGAGCAGAAGAATAAAAGGCGAACGAAAAATAGCCCGTTTGTGGTTCAAAGTAAATTATAGATAATTGTCATATCAAAGACAAAAATGGCCTTTAAAGATGTTTAAATAGTCTTTGTTAGGTAACAAAGACTAAACTCTTTGTTAGGTAAAATTTATAAGGTAACAAAGACTAACAAAAACTTGTCTAAAACACGTTTAAACAGTCTTTTTAGGTAACAAAGACTAATCAACAAAGAGTCTTTTTGTCTTTGTTTGTTACCCCCCTTATATAAGGGGTAACTAACTAACAAAGACTAAGGGGACGAAAAGCAACAGAGACTTATGGATCCAAAAATCAAATCTTACTTCGACAATTTAAAGCCTGGTTCCATAATCAAATTGGATAAAGCAAAAGACCCCGAAGCATTTAGAGAAAGTGCTTTCGATTATATTGATTTATTCGAGCATTCAATTGGTTTCGTTCAGGATTATAGCGCAATCAAAAAGTATGATCCGATACCATCAATAAAAAATATTTAACAAATTATATGCAAAACTGCATAAATTGAATAACTTTGTAAACTAAGCATAAGCATCATGCATCAAGACGTAATCATCGGAAGGGTCTATGCCCAAAACAATCCTGAGCAGGCAAGAGACATTGTCACTCAGTTTCGACGTACACTGTTAAACCCGAAGTATGTGGAGCAAATATTTAACCAGGTTCAGGAATCGTTTGTCGATGAATCTGAGGAAAACAGGAAGTTAATATTCATTGCGACCTGTTACCAGTTATTTCAGCCATTATCGTACTTAAGAAAAAAAGAAGATGGTAAAGCTTCTGGTAAACTTCCGATCGGTGTACGTGATGAAATGCAGCGCATGCTCAATGTAAATAATCCTGAATCAATCAATGCCTTAAAAGTTTACGTGGAAGCTCCAATGCTCCCAAACTCTAACGGTGTTATAAGACCATTTAAGCAAAAGGTTATGAGCATCGTGGAGCGCTTTAAATGCTTTTCTATTCACGCTGATGATAGTCAGTTTAAATTAAGTTTATAATGGCCGCACCTAAAAAAAATAAATTCGCAAAAGGAAATGACGGCGGTCGACCAACTCTCTACAAAGACGAGTATGCAGAACAAGCATATAAGTTTTGTTTGCTAGGTGCAACTGATACTGAATTAGCTGATTTCTTTAATGTTGATGAGAGAACAATAAACAATTGGAAAACTGAACATGAAGAGTTTTTTCAGTCAGTCACGCGAGGAAAGGTCCAAGCTGATGCCGAGATAGCAAATTCATTTTATAATCGGGCTAAAGGCTTTGAAATCGATTCAGAAAAGATATTCCAATCGGAAGGTCAAATCATTCGTGCTGATACTAAAACTTACTTTCCGCCTGATGCTGGTGCAGCTTTAAATTGGCTTAAAAATAGACAGCCTAAAAAGTGGAGAGATAAGACAGAGGTTGAAACAACAATTAAGGTTGGTAAGGACCTTGACGATGAAGTATATGAATAATGAATCCGCTTAGGTTAGATAAAAAATGGTTTAATCCGCTATATTTTATTCTTAATGAATTAATTAAGGACGATTCAATTAGAACAATTCTGGTTTACGGTGGTAAATCTGCAGCTAAAACAGCTTCTATTTGCCAATTATTGACAAAGGAGTGTTACGTAAAAGCTAGTAATACCATAGCCTACCGAAAAGAATCTGTAATTATTCCCACCACCTTAAAAAAGACTTTCAATTTAGGAGTATCTACGACTAGGCTTGAAAAAGTATTTGATACTCAAGATAGAAGGTATCTATGCGAAAATAGGGCAGGAACTGTCTCTGAAATAGTTTTAAAAGGTCTTGATACTGAAGGCAAAGCTAAAGGGATTGAATCATATAAATATTTATTCCTGGATGAGCTCGATCATTTTGAGCAAGCTGAGTTCGATCAATTTAACATGTCGCTTCGTGGTATACAGGGCCAGAAGATTTTTGCAGCATGGAACCCAGTTGATGAAACAAGTTGGGTTAAAACTGAGCTTTTGGATTCTTACGAGTTCGTTGAGATGGAAAACCACAAATTACCATCCGAAAATAGCTTTGTTAAGATATCGACATGCGGTAAAGTGGTATTGATCAGAACAACGTACGAGGATAACTATTGGATTACTGGCTCCCCGTGTGGTACTTATGGCTTTAGGGATGAAAATCTTATTTCTACCTATGAACAAATGAGGTTGAAAAATTATAATTCTTACCGCGTGAATGTTCTTGGGGAGTGGGGTAAAGCGACATTTGGCGGTGAGTTTTGGAAAGAATTTAAGCCAGAAATGCATGTAAATGATGTGGTTTGGGATAAATCTTTGCCTATATGGTTGTCTTGCGATGAGAACGTACACCCATATCTACCTTGGACAGTTTGGCAATTAAAAGGCAAGCACGTTCAGCAAATAGATGAAATATTTATGAAAGATCCACTTAACCGTGTGGTTCATGCTGCAAAAGAATTTGTTAAGCGTTATCCTTTAGATGAAGTCGCGGGGTTGTTTGTTGGAGGTGATAAAACTTCCATAAAGGAAGATACAAAAAAAGAAAAAGGCGAGAACTACTTCACAGATATTTTAAAGGAATTAAAAGACTATAAGCCGATTCTTAAAATACAGAGCGTTAATCCATCGGTGGTCCAATCCGGAAACTTCATAAATGAAATTTATTCAGGCAATAGCACCAGTGGAATAACTGTTGGTATTAGTTCAAAATGCAAGAAGTCAATATTTGATTACCAGTATACCAAAGAAGATTCTGACGGAACCGTACTTAAATCAACGAAGAAAGATCCAGTTACCAAAATTACTTATCAAGAATTTGGTCACGCGACAGATTGTAAGCGTTATTTGATTACTCATAATTATTCCGCTGAATACTTAGCTTTCATCAACAAGAAAAAAGGACTGGGTGTTAGGGCTCTATCAATGTAAAAATATTATGAAATACGAACTTGATTGGACAAGGTATTATCCTGAAAATGGCCATTTTACCAGTATAGCAATACTAACAGGACTCCCGTTAGAAGAAATTGCAGCTGCCTCACCTAATAATAATTGCTGGGGAGGTCAAAAGTTTGTTGAAGTGTTTATAAAATTAGGTTTTAATGTAAATAATCGTTGGAATAAATTCGATGAAAATACAGAACATCCATGTTTAATGAGGTTCAAAAGAACTGATATAAAAGAGCTTTGGTGGTATCAATCAGTTTATTATGATGGACATGTTTTTGGAGGTAATTCAATATGTACATTAAAATACTGGCGTGATCATTACCCTCATTTAAAAATAACATCAATGCTTCAAGTCTGGATTTAGCTTACCAACACAAGCAAGTAAGCAAAGCAAACCGTTAGCCATTGCCAACACATTTATTTTTGTGTACAATGGAAATAGAGGAACTACAAGAGTTATTAGCGGGCGAACCAAAAAAGTTAGTTGAAAAGATTGTTGCACTTGCGCCGACAATTCCAGAGTATGCTTTTGATATTGAACCTGAAAACCATAAGGTTGTTAAAGATCAGTCTTATCGACCATGGCGCGATGTTGATGTAGCTACAGGGGTTTACGATGCAGCAGGCAACATGACTTATCGTACCGAAAAAAAAGACGTCCATCGTATTCCATCAAATACACAGAAAATAATTATTGACTGGAGTGTTAGGATGGCCCTATCAGGAGGAATCGATAGGGACTATCGAATTAGAGATGGCTTTGCTAGTGACGAAACTATGGCCGCTATGATGGATAAGACGTGGGAGGACAATAAGCTCGATTATGTTTGTCAAAAAATTGACAGACTAAAAAAGACTTACACTCAATGTATGGCAGTGTGGTATAGTGTACCAGCAGAGGAGGGTTTTTGGGGAGATATATCGCCAAATAGTAAGTTTAAAATGAGACTTTCTGTTTTTAGTCCTGAAGACGGCAGCTTGGCTATCCCTATCTACAATCGTTATAATGATATGATTACTTGCGCCCGTAAATATTCCATTAAAGTGGGTGAAGATGACATTGAAAAGTTGGATCTGCATTTGTCCGACAGAATTATTACATACACAGTAGGTAAAGACGAAGCTCCTACCTTCGTGACCATAGCTTATGATAAGGCTAACTTTGTTTTTCACGGTACAAAAAGAACTATTTACGCAGATGTGTTGCCTAAAATAGATCGGGTGGAAGAGGTAGACTCAGATACTGCAGACGAAAACCAAATCAGTGCATTTCCTATATTGGCCTCATTCGGTAAAATTGAAGCAGCGTCTGGTGGTGGAACGAAGAACACTCGAAAATCATTTGAAATAGAAAATGGTGGAGATCTTAAATATGTTGAAGCAAAAGGATCTCAAGCATCAGCTACGGAAGAACGAAAGAATTTAAGACGTGATATATATGATGAGACTAATACTCCACAAATTTCAATGGAGCAAATTAGCGGATCTTCAAACATACCTGGTGTAGCTATTGAGATGATGTTTATGCCAGCTACAAATCAAGCTGAATCAGATCAACAGGGTGATTTGGGTATGGAATGGCAAAGACACTTTAATTTTCTTAAGCCAGCCTTATCTGTAATTAATGTAAGCGTCAAACCTTCCATTAGCATGGTTATTAAGCCTAAATTTAAAATTAAATTACCACGCAACTTAACTGAGGAATACCAGAATATAGCTACTCTAGTAGGCGCTGGTTTAATGAGCAAGGAAACGGCTATAGCCAAACTTGCTTTTACTGATAATCCAGAAGAAGAATACGAAAAGATAAAGGTAGAGGAAGCAGCTCGTGCTGCTTTGGCTCCTAAAATAACTGATCCGAAAATAACCAATTAGTGGCCATTTGAGCCAAAGTGAAAATAATTATTATGCAATATTGCATATATTGAATATTGTTTGTATTATTGTATAAGCAAATCGCTCAACGTTATTTGAATCAAGCCCTGCAACATGGGAAAGTCGCCACGATCTGAAACAAGTCGTGGCTTTGGCGTTAACAAACCTGCCGAATCAGGTTAAGATGCCCGACATAGTTACACAGCGCAAGTATGGTTCAGAGGTAGAAGGTTTGTTATTATTGAACAGATGGCGGAATTGGTAGACGCTAGAGTTTATACACGTGATACCTCCTATTCAAAGCGTAATGCGACAGCCAGAGAAGCTTGGGATCTACGTAAAGGCGATTGATGAAAATGTTGGGAGATATCCCTTCAGAATTAATTAATCTAAAAGAACACTCAGACAAAGGTATCATCCCCGTTCAAGTCGGGGTCTGTTCACATGGACTGGACGAGTACATTTAGAAACGATGTATTGAAGCCCTAACTAGAGTAAGGGTAATTCGGGTGCCAATAGTCCGCACCAAATGCCAATGCATGGCGAAAGAAATGCATCAAGATAGGGGTTCTTTGGTTTGATGAAATTAGTATGTAAGGGAGGCCATAATCATGAGTGAGGCTGAGTACGATTCGGAAAGGATAACGCGCTAAATACGTAGCTGCTTCGACACTGTTTGAGAAGCTTAATAAAGAGGGACAGTCGAATTACATACGAAATCTGATAACTAGTAGCAGGGGAGCCCCGTACCGAATTAAAAGTCCCCATTCGCTGGGCAATCCGATAGGATGAGGCAAAGGTAAAGCGTGTAAGGCGCAGTTTAGTTGGTTTAGGTTAGTACGTTGAGAGTGGTTCCTCAGCGTACTTTTTTTACACCTGCCAACATTTGATTGACACCAATTAAAAAATAGAATATATGAAAATTTTAGACGTAACCTCATGGGAGGACATTTGCAAAATTTTGGGTAGAGATCCGAATTTATTACCAGATACATCAGCATATGACGAAGCTGATAAAGCAGCTTGCCATTGCTGAATTTAAGATTTGGATGATAAGCAAAGCTTCTTGGCTATCTGAAGGCAAAACAATTGATTGGACTGATTGGGATCAGCGTAAATATTACCCTTGGTTTGACTTATCGCCAAGTTCGGGTTCTGGGTTCTCGTCTATCGACTACTACTACGACATCGCCTTCTCGCATGTCGGTTCCCGCCGAGTATTTCCCACTAAAGAAATATGCAAACACTTATGTGAAAATGTATTCTTCGATTTATTCAAAACAACATTCACGTTGCCTAAAGAGGATCAAGAATAATGAGGCTAGAGCAGTCCACACTTACAAACTTAAAGCACTGTCTAGTGTGGGCAGCGCTTGCACTAATAGCTTATTTAACTTAAAGCCAAAAGTATATGACAAATGAATTTGCAGTAAGCTTAATCCTCAATGAGGTTAAAAGAGCTGAATCGAAACATCCAAACTGGCCAGAGGATATGGTTTATGGAATGGCTATCGTCACCGAAGAAAGTGGTGAGGCAATGAGGGCCGCCGTTCAATACGAAATGGAAGACGGGCATATCAACGAGGTGAAAACCGAATTAATACATACTGCTGCTACTTGCATCAGGATGCTTAAAAATTTAAATCTACCTGAGGGGGGCTAAATCATGATCACGCCAACATTCATCGCATTCGGAATAGTCCTAATTGGATTATCCATCATTGGTTTCGCAGGTGCAAGTAAATCGCTCGCCAAACACAAGAATAAAAATAAAATTAAACGCAGCAAAGATCAAGGAATGACTTTGTAGCATAATCAATAACAACAAATAATATGAGAAGAAATAATAACAGATTTGGGCTAATTGGCGCAGGGTTCGCTATGGCATTAGCTGGATTAATGGGAAGCGCGCAAGCTACTCAACCATTAACTGCACAAGCAAACGTTCGCACTACTGGCGAAATGAAAGCAACCCGTGAATACCGTAAATCAAAAGAAGCAATCAATGTAAATGCTTATGGTGGTTTGGACTTCAATCCTTTTTTATTTAAGGATGCTGGACTAAGCCCAAAAGAATACGGTTTGCGTTTCGGTACTGGTAAGTCCCGTAAGAATAAATCAAACAGGTTGAGGTATTCGCATAATGCGAAATTGAATAGGAGGGCTGCTTAACATGACACAAACAGCAATTTTAGAGAGAGAGAATAAGCGACTGAAGGTTTTGCTTCAGGAAGGCGCAGAAATAGCGAAAGCATTTCAAAAAGAAACAGGTATGGTTTGGGGCGAACGTATTGGGCTGTTCCTTAAAGATGTTGAAGGCAAGCCTTTCAGCGTTAAGGATTACCATTACGAAAAACCAGTGGGGGAGCAGTGAAAAAGCTAATTATTCATGGTTGTGAAGCCCGAGGGGATTATGATCAGCCTTATTTGACCAGATGGATTTTACTCAAACGTGAAAAGTTTGCTATTTACTTCCATAAGTTCCACAGGAGTGATGCTGATGATTTGCATGATCATCCGTGGTCATTCATAAGTTTAATATTGTGGCGAGGATATAATGAAGTGACTTTTGCGAAATCAAAGTACGGATTTATGAACTTAACTGAGCGTGTAACCAAAAGAATTTATCCAGGCATGATTATTTTTCGTAAAGCGACCCATACACATAGAGTAGAACTACTTAACAACAAGCCTGCTTTCACACTGGTAATTCGATTCAAATATGTGAGGTATTGGGGTTTCTGGATTAACAAGCAATGGCAGGATTTCCGGGAATATTTTAAAGAGCAAGGATGTTAGCCCAATGTCGGGCAAGTAAATTAAAAATATTATGAAAAAACTTTTACTAATCATCCTGCTTGCTATAGTTGCAGCAGGATGCACTAAAATAAGCGAACCTGCAACGGTTCAGGCTACTGTTTACACAACCTTTATCAATGATCATAACATTAAAGAGCCTAACATCATGTATTACTACGTAATGGATTATAAGGGTAAGTTTTATTATGCCCAGAATAGTAATCCTTACTCCAGATGGGAAGATATCGTTTGGAGTACTGATGATAAGTTCCCAGTGTTCCTGATGGAGCAGGGAGCGAAAAAGGTTGGTACGATTCAATTAACCCTTAAACAAGTTGGGATATAAAAATACGCAATAGGGATAACGTCCACCTTCTTCCCAAAGCCTCGCTACCCCATAGCGGGGTTGAGGTGGTAGAAAGCCTTACAACTGCCTCGAGAACAACAAATACTCTGGGCCAAAAATACAGCTAAGAATGAATATTAAGGCAATCAGTAGAATAATTTCGACTAAAGGCTTGATTGATTCTTTAAAATTATTTGACATACAACAAGATAGGGAAAAATTAATTTTTATGAAAGCATTATCGATAATAAGTATTTAGCTGTCCAACTTGAACAAAGTGAACAGAGGTAAATACTTGATTTATAGTGAAATTAGTTTTTTAACAACTAATTGCACTAATGAGAAAGTCTCTATTATTAATTAGTACAATATTTATGATCAATCACTCAGTACTGAATGCTCAAGTGATGGATGGATGTGCTAATGCGTTGGGATCTCAAATATACTATCAAAGAAATGGTTTTGGTGTTGGGACAGGAAACACTAGTAAGCCACGATATGATACATCGCCATTTTCCACTTTTACAAGCAATACATCAATATGTCCTAGATTTACCGTGGTCGCACAAAAGTCCCCAGTCACGGCTTGTTGTATAGGAACCGATTGTGGGATTTTAAATACATTATATACTTTTACAAACATTCCCTGCGATTTAGATGACTTTACGCCGGCACTTTTAGCATCGATTGCAACGTTAGGTATATTTGTAATTAGGAAAAGGAGGAAATAAAAAAAGCCTTCAAATAATTGAGGGCTTTTTAACCAAACTAACCAAAGTATGAATCATCATAGGTGGATGATGGTATAAGAACACGGTAAGGTTATAAATGTTTTAAAAAAGAACAAATTTCATTACTGGCGATTATCTTAGTCTTCCCGCATGCAATTAGGTAGTTTTCCCTTTGTATGGATAAAACTGATTTTCCCACTCAATTACATGAGAGGGTTTGTTATCGTCTGACCAGGTAACCTGCTTACGAACTTTGGGGATGACAGGCATGAGCGTATCAACTTTTTGCTCTGTGTTCAAATGCGCTCTGACAAACTCAACAACTGGATCATCAGGGCCAGCATTGCGCAAATGCGCTTTAAGCTTAGCATCCCAATTGTTTACAGCTTCCGCGACGCTATCGCCCCGACCAAGTACACTTTCACGCACATCTGCAGGAAGTAAGCAAATGAACCCAGACGATTCATTGTAAACTTCCGCTCCAAGTTTTTCTGCGATCCCATCAAGATTAATATTAAATTTTTTACGACGTGGCATTATTTACCTTTCTGTTTAACAATATAATCAGCAATTACCTTTCTGCTTGAGCTTCCAGATGCTTTAGCATATTCCTTATATTCTTGAGTACTTACTCCAGCTTGCTGAGCTGCATAACTCACTTCATTTGGGTCGTTCAAATCTACTTTAGCATCGTCACGACCATCTTGTTTCAATTTATCGTCCATGTTGATAAAACATCAAGTAAACGCAAATAGTTTTAACTTACTTTCGCACCATGAATATCCAAGAGTTAGAAGAATGGTTTAGAAACGCGCCTAAGCCAGATATGCCAGTTTATTTAGATGCCGCAACGAAAGTTAATGATTACGCTCATTTCTTGGAATCGCATTTAGCGCCTTTAAAGGCCAATCCAGATAGTCGGGTAAATCAGCCGCTATTATGGAGATTAAAAGCGATGAAGTTGGTAATCGAGAGCAACATGTAATATCGGCTAATTACCCGATATTTTGACTTATCGGCTTTTCATCCGATATTGAACATTCAGAAAGTTAAATTTTCTTGTTATAGTATTCATTATTAAGTGGTAAAGCTTTTAAATAACTAGATCCACCTGAGAAATGCAGCTTTCGGTCAATTGCATTTTGAATAGCATAAGCATCTTCTTCTGCTGGATTTATGATTATTGGTACACGCATTTCCCCATTCTCATAAATAACAAATTGTACACGCTCAATTTGATGTGGGATCTCTGGTAAACTTTCCAAGATGTTGTATAGCCATTGTTTAATATCCTTTTCAGGATCACCAGCTTTATTCAAAAAGATGGTTCCAGCGTTAAGTTGAATATCAGCATCAGGATATCTTTCCTGTAAATTAGCTAGTAACTGTTTGGTGTAAGGATTGCGCTTTTCTTCCCATTCTTCACGATTTTCTTCTAATCCCATATCATAAAGTAAATAAATTATCATTACTCGGTATTTCTGGTTGCTCACTCACACCTAATAGAACCGAAGAATCGTTAGGCGCTTTCTTTAAATCTCTTCTTACTCTATATGCTGCTAGACTCGAATCATCGCAAGCAAATTGCATAATATCATCGATCAGGCTTGAAGGGGAGTTAGGATTGATCCAATCATCAATAAGATTATTTGACAGCATCATCGGCATTCTTTTGGCTGAATTGTGGATATCAGCCATAAACACATTTGCTGGTTGTGTAAGAATGCTAAAAGTGCTTATCCAATTCCCATCAGGTTGTTTGTAGTTAGAGTATATTCCAGCTAAATTAAAGAATGGCTGCTCTTTTGGATGGATGCAGTATGGAAGTTTATCTCTATCGACGTGTTTGTACTCGAAAAATGAATTCACTGGTATAATGCAACGGTTTTTACCAATGCTTCCCTTGAAGGATGGTAGGGTTCTTACGGTCTCAGATTTTGCGTTTAATGTGCTGTTAGAAAGTTTTGCCGCCGCATCAGCTTTTGCCCAAATTGGAATTAATCCCCATTGCATAAGTTTCAATTCTCGATCGCCATTCAATACGATCAATGATGGATGAGTAAATCCATCAGCCTTGTAATATTCAGAATCTGGTAGTTGCTCTGGTATGGTTGCAGTATAAAAGCTTTGTAGTTCGTAAGCTTTTACCACTTGGGTTGCAGTATAACACATAAACTAATTTACGAATTTTGCTCAATAAATTTACCCATGTCTTCAACTATAGAATCGAGTGTCTGCCTTCCGCTAATTTGTTCCCATTTGCCATCAACCTTTTCAATGCTGCCAATCCTATTGTCATTGAAGAAAAATTGGTAAGGTTCCCCTGGTTTAATTTGAAATATTTGATAGTGAAAGTCTGTTCGCATTGGATGCTTTAGATTGTATCTTAGTTTTAGCATCTTAATTTATATCAAAATGAAAAGTTTTACCACTTCCTTCCTTGCTCAATACAACGCTTAGTTTAGATTCAAATTCTACATCATCATATATTAAATCACGAATTGCATTGCCAAATTCTTCAATGTCAGACTCTGGATGTGCAACCAATTCTAATACATCATCATTCATGTACTGATAAGTGACCAGGTTAGGTGAGTACCTTTCCATAAGCTTTTCACCCAGTTTCATTTTAGCCTGGTCATTGCGCAGATACATCGATATGCCCTCAACATACTCCTGCAACTTAGGATCATCAGTTGTGAAATCAACATCAGCATTCGTGACCATTTCCATTGAACCCAAAAAATCATCATTGATGGAAACAAAGAAAACTTCATCTTCCTGCTCAAGTTTAACCTTCACGGTTCCATCTGAGTGGTACATTGTAAACTCCTGTGTATTCATGTTTTTTATAACATTAGTAGTTGAAATTAGTTTTGACCATTTCTGCAAGTATTAAAATATCATCTGAGTTATATTCTTGAGTACCAGTTGGTGTAAAAGTCCAAGAATCAGATCGCTTCATTAATATTCCATTCAAGTGGTTATCGAGAAACAGATAGTAATTGTCTGGCCAATACAATTGAAGCCGACAATCGATTACCTCATCAACAAACTGTGCCTTGAATTTAAAGTCATGGTGGTTCATTATACAAATCTTGCTAATAATATTAGTAAAACCAAATTTAATTTACTAGGTGCCGTTGGTAAGCCTACAAAGTTTAGCAGGCGAAAGGGTAGGGGTATTTTTGGGTTCATATCGCTTAAAGGCGAGAATTAACCGCAAGGTGTAGGACGAGTAATTAACGGATGCAACTTAGCAAAACCCAAAAACACATTTTATGACACTTGAAGAAAAGATCGCAGCACGACTGAAAGCGAAAGCAGCAGGAGTGAACCTATCAAAAACAAGAATCGATGCAATTGTTGCTCGTGCAAAAAAAGGATTAACGGACGAATCGGACGACACCTCAATTGATGCAAACCTTGATGCCATTAACGAACTAACTCCTTTCAAGGATATAGCTTCATTAGATGATCACGAAAGAGCCAAAGCAAAGAAGATTGCTGATGATAAAGAAAAAGCAGACAAAGAAGCTGCTGAAAAGGGCGCAAAAGAAGGTAAAGTTGATTTACCAGAAGATGCACCAGCATGGCTGAAACCCTTATTGGAAGCCCAAGCAGCATCAACAAAAGCTTTGACAGATCAGATCGCGGCCATTAATGGCGAGAAAGTGGCAAATACCCGTAGGGAACAATACGCTAAAACATTGGAAGGTTTGCCTGAAGTATTAAAAGCTGATAAGCTAGCAGACTTCGACCTTTTAAATTTCAATGATGATGAACATTTCAACACATGGAAAGAAGGAAAGGCTGAAAGCTATAAGGTTTTGATTCAGGAAAACGCTAACGGTGCACTAGGCGGAGACAGACCAGCGGGAGGTGTATTTACTCCGGCAGGAGGTAAAAAAGAAGCTACAGCAGCAGAAGTTGATGCGGTAGTAGATGTAATCCTTTAATTATTTAAACAAAAAGACAAATGTCAACAGCAATCGGAAATTTAGCAAACGATTCAACAGCATTGGATACCGGTAACGATTCTATTGTAATTGTTGAATATATCAGCGGTAAACCTGGTGGTGCTACTTTGGATGTTACAGACTGGACACCGGATATTATTCCAGGTGGTCATGTTGTAATTCAAGAGACGGCCACAGGAAATCTTAAGCCATTCCCAGTATCGGGTTCTGCTTATGGAACGTTACCTGCAAATCATAGCATTTCTCCATACGTAACTCAAGCTTCAGTATTGAAGACTAAGCCATTCGTAGGACTAATGGATAGGGGAACGGTAAACCCTAATGCGCAAAAATATACCATTACTTCAGTATTATCGGCAGTTAAAACTGCTCAACCCTTAATGATTTATAGAGCAGATTAATTATGGAACCTACATTATTTACCGCATGGGTTGCGAAGTATTTCAAGCCCTTAGTTGCGAAGGTTGTTGAGAAAATCAACGGCACAAAAACACCGTTAACATATCTGCATAAGACGATGTTGCGCAAAGAGTATTCTCCAACTCTAAAATGGAATTCAATTAACGTAGATGGTGCAGCGGTTGCAGCTGATGTTGTATCGATGGATTCGCCACTACCATTAAAAAAACGTGATGCTATTTCTAAAGCTGACGGAGAGATCCCAAAGCTGGGTATGAAATTAGCTTTGAGCGAGAGAGCAATGACCGATTTGGATATTCTAACAAATAATCCAGGCAGCCAGGAATCTACAATTGTTCAAAAGCTTTTCCAAGATACTGCAAAATGTATTACTGGTATTTACGAACGTCTTGAGTTTATGTTTTTACAAGCATTATCAACTGGCGTTACACTTATTCCAGATACAGAAAATGTAGGCTTAGGTATTCGTGTAGATTTTGGCTATAAGGCTGCTAACAAGTTTGGTGTAGCTGTAGTTTGGTCGGCAGGTGCAAGTGGAACACCTATAAGCGATTTTAATCGTGTAAAAAGTGTAGCGGATGCAAACGGAGATACCATTACTACTGTAATGATGGATGATTTTGCTTTCAACAACATGTTGAAGTCAACTGAATTCAAGCAAGCTTACGCAGGCTCTTTGGATATTGCAGTTAATACTAACTCCGTTTTACCAACTCCAAATAGAGAAAAAGCTATGAACTACATCATGGGTGAATTTGGATGGAAAGTAGTTTTGGTTAATCGTACTGTTAAAACTGAAAAAGACGGCAATAAAACTAATCGCAAGCCTTGGGCTGAAGGTGCTGTAGTTTTCTTAACTACTGAAGAGGTTGGAACATTAACCTGGGGAACTTTAGCGGAAATGAACCATAAGAATAAAGCAGTTGACTATCAAGTCGCTGACGGTTTCATTTTGGTTTCTAAATTCCACAAAGTAGATCCATTAAAAGAGTTTACTTCTTCTCAGGCTTTGGTTTTACCAGTAATCAACAACGTAGATGAAATCTACTTACTTGATTCTAAAACAGTTCAAGCATAATGGAAAATTTCAATAAAAACTCACTTAAAGCGGCCGTAAAAGCTTACGGATCGCTTCATTCAGACGGTAAGACCGAAGCTGAATTGAAAGAAGCCTTATTGGCTGATGAAAAAGGTTATTCAGCTGAGCAAGTTGATAGTATTTACGATGCGATTGTTGCTCCACCTGCAGGTAGCGGAAAGTTCAAAGTAGTTGAAGGTAAATCGTTCCGTGATAAGGATGATTTCTCTAAAGAATACAATGATGAATCCGAGATCAGTCATTTATCACAGGATAGAATTGATCATTTAATCAGTATTGGTTACGTAGAAGAAGCATAATGACCATAAAAGAAGCGTTAACAACCAAAACCAGAAACTTATCCCTTACATCAGCGGATATTGATTTAGCATTATATGAGGCAAAACTCAATGGGGCTGCACAATACGATGTGGATGCAATGGGCAAGGCTTTGGATATGGTTTATGTGACGCTTCTTTTGGAATCTATCAGTGTTAGCGAAATGAAGGAGGATGATGTTTCGGTAAAGTTCACAAACGATAATAAAGGTATTGTAAGTGCCTTGTATCGCAAGTGGAAAATGGCTGATCCTTTCGCTCCATTAAAGCCGACCGTAAAGCAAAAGCAGATATGGTAAACTTGAGGCCGCATGTTTTGAAATGGAGAACGGCTGATGGAGAGGCGACTCAAAGGCCTGAAGGCTACCCAATACCTGGTGCACCTGGAGAAGAAAAACAAACGCCTTGCAGGTTTCATTTAGGAAGTAATGGTGCAACCAAAACCTTCAAAAATGAAGATAGTACCGAAGTTTTGCAAGTTGGTACAATTCGTTGTGATGTTGGAGAAGTTCCACAGGTCAATCAGTCAGTTAAGGTTATTGATGCCTACAACGGCTATGTGCATTTTGAAGGAATTATCCGAGCAGTCTATAAAGGCCAACTTTCTCACAGATTAGAAGTATGATAACTATAACGGCTGATTTCGATTACAATGAACTTGACAAAATCATTAATGATGATGTTGAAGAATGGTTTGATGAATTGGTTGATCATTACAGACAGTCTGGTATAGCATTCGTAGAGCGAGCAGTTGCAAAGGCTACGTTTAACAACATCACCTGGAACCTTCGATCATCAATTGGTTACCTAATCATTTATAACGGTGAAGTTGTAGAAGCCTATTTCAAAGATTTGGTGGCGGGAACTGAAGGGCAGGCAGTAGGAGAGGATTATGCTTTGTTTGTTGCAAAATTAATTGATGAGGGAGAAGGTTTATCAATGGCTCTGGTTGCAGGAGAAGAATACGCTTATTATGTAGAAGCTAAAGGAAAAGATGTTATCAGTGGTTCTTATGCTTATTTCGAAACTGAATTAAAAACGGCGTTGCAATAATGGAAACAGTTTATAAAGATGGGTTTGATGTAGTTACCGATGTTCGCGCATTAATTAACGTAGCATCTATTCAAGCAATGCTTGATGGAGGTAAAGTAGAACCAAGTATTAAGAGCACTGGTGCCAGTAAAAAAGGTATCGTGGTAAATTGCCCATCCATTAGTAATACAGCTGAGCAAATCGGCTTTGGATCTATTAATTGCTACGCTCCTGCAATAATATCAACCGTCGACAATAAGCCAGTTCAATTGCCCGATCAAGCGACCCTAAGTAATTTAGCGAAAGCAGTAAAGAAACGTGTGGATAGCTATAAAGGCAATGATTTTGAATGTTGGATTGAGAGTTTACCAGTTATCATGCAAGACACCGATGGAAGCTATTTTGCAAATCTAAGATTTAGGTACCAAGCATCACAAAGAAATTTTAAAAATATTTAATCGCTCAATTGAGCACCAAGATTTAATCAAATTATGGAAAAATACACAATTGCCGGATTCGATAAAGTCCTTATTGGTCCAGCATCCAACACATCAGTATTGTCTAACATGTTTGAGTTGGATAACATTGCTCCAGGTACATTTACCAGAACAAAAAACGTAGATACATTAGAGCGTATCATCGCTGATGGTAAATCTGCTTCTTACGTTACTTTCTCAACACCTGGTAATCCTGATCAGATTTCAATTTCACTGTTGGATCAGCATCCAAAAGTTGAGGCTTTAATGTCGAATGTTGTTTACGATCCTGCAACTTCAACTATCACGGAGCTTGCGCAAAGAAAAGTGGCAAACATCGCTTTGCAAATCTTTACATCATTGAAGAACGGAAAGAAAGCAATCATCACCATTCCAAACATCGATGCAACTTTAGGAACAGCGGATCCATTAACTTTTAACAACGTTGAGAAATTTGTAATTACTGGAGAATTAAAAGGTTTCATGACCATTGACGGTAAAGAAGCGATTGCAATCAAACAATGGTTCGATGCTAATGGTGCGCCAATCAACGCAAATCCTGCAACAGTATCGGCAGGAACAAACAGTACTGCAACTACCAATCCAAAAGTATTAACTGGTACGGCAACTCCAGCAGCAGGTAAAACAATTATTTCTCAATATTGGACACAAGAATCTGGTCCATCTCAAGCAGTAATGGCAACACCTGGTGCATTGAGCAATTCAGTTAGCGGATTAGTAACTGGTGTATATGTTTTCAGATTAACAGCAGTAGATAGTGCAGGTGTTGAAACTTCATCAACAACTCAGGTTACAGCAACAATTGCTTAAACCTTAAATATTCATATGAAAAGGCCTGGCATTCTGTTAGGCCTTTTTAATATCTAATAATTTTATGACTGATCAACAAAATATATCAGAGGCTGTAGAAAGTTTAATTGGAAAAAAGCCATTTAAATTGATTATTCCTATTATTTCGCCTGATCCTTTACCTAAGCGTAGTTTACTTGATAAAATATTAAGAAAACCATTGCGTGAGGTAGAAAATCAAAGGGAAATTGTAATTACAAGCTGTGTTGTAGGCAACATGTTCCGTATTGCGAATAGGGCTTTATTGTTACCCACTGAAATATATGGGGAAGCTACGTTCGATACGATAATTCCAATTATAAAAGATCATATTGCAGATGTAACATATATCGTTGCATGTTCAATTCAGAACAATGAGCATGAACCCGATGAAAACCTAATCAGATTTATCAACAACAATTTTATTGTAGATAACCTTTATGATTGCTTTTTTCAAGCGCTCGATCACATGGGTATGCAGTCTTTTTTGAATTCTATTGTCTTGGCAAGGGGAACAGTGCAAATCCTCAATCCAAGCGCAAGTCCGCTAGACGGGAGAGAGTAGATAGCCTCCCACATTCTGGTATAATTTCCTTTGGCAGGCACCTTAAAGGTTTTATGTCCGAACATCAACTATTATGGGAATGTACTTTTGTTAAGTACATGACTTATTTATCGGCAATGACATCCGCTGAAGAAGAAAATTCAACAAGTCCAGAACCAAAATTGGAAGAGCGTGATGCAGCGGATGTATTCTAAAAAATAAAAGCCCTCGTTTTTGGCGGGGGCTTTGGTGTTAATTTTTTTTCTTTAATTGCCTAGGCGATGCTTTTGCTTTAAGCTCCTTTTCTTTTCTTGCTGACGCCATTGCCATAAAATTAAAAGTTGGCAAAAAAACAGGGCTAAAGCCACTTGAAAGTATGAAGTTGGAAATAAATGCCCTCACATATGGGAAAGCAATAGCAGGAGCATTTACTACAACAAAATCTGAAGTTAGAAATCCATCGTCAAGGTCTTCATCAGACTCAAAATGTGCTACGGAGGTTATCTTTAATGAAAAATTCCTGTTCTCATTTTTCAACCCAATATCAAACTTAATGGCAAAACTCTTAGAATTTGCTTTAGATGTTAAGCAATTTACACCGAATTTTGGTTCGCTTATATTGTCGGTTATGTGAGGATCAAATGAATCTGTTTCCATATTAACTTCTGGGAACTGAACATTTAATAACTGTATTTTTGCCATATTAAGCAGCTTGACTATAAGTTGGTGGAATTTCTGCCTCGCTTTTAAATTCAGCCTTAGCACTCTTAACTGTTACTGAGTTTCTATATGTGAACAAATCTTTCATATGGATTTCTTTAAGATAATCCTTTATGTCGTTCAATTTATCCATTTTACTGTATTCACAGGTAAAGTTGACATTATGAAAGGTTTCAAATTCTTTGTGGAAGTTGTTAAAGTAATCTTCGACAGATGGTCCATCGAAAGATTTTTCATCAAACTCACTTAAGATTGCTTTAATAGCATCTTTGGAATTATCATTGAAAAATTTTTCAAGTAATTCTAATGGGGATAGTTGAGTTTTCATATTTATAATCAATTTTGATTAATCAAAATTTTGGACTGCAAAATTACATCGTTTTTTTCGTATAAACAAATAACGATACAAGGATTCAAATCCGTATAGTTATCCTTCTTGTAAACAAAATTAAAAGCAGAAGGTTTGATGGAAGATACACTTTTCAAATCGACAGCTCTGCTTACTTTCCAAGGAAATATACCTTTATATTTTGTTGTGTTTAATTTTCTAAGAAATTCAATGAATTTGCCAAGAGGCCATTGCTTTCCATTATTATGCTCTGCAGAAAGTTTTGCATGTAAGGCTACGAACTCAATCATATCAGCTCGATTGCCGACTAGATCTAAAAAATCCCTTCCTTCTAAAGTTAACTCGGACTTGACAATAACATAATTATTTTTACATCGAGTTTTACCCCAAATGTGGGCTTGATCTATATTGTTGTCCCAATAATAGTATCCAAATCCTAAAAAAGGTGCATTACCAAATCTATCTTTTTCGGAAAGAAATGGAGATTGTTCCAGAATTTTTTCTTCACCTCCGATATTATTACATGTGTGGTGTCCGATTGTTTTCAATTGAGAGATTAATTTTTCCCTAAGCTAATGGTTCGTGAACATATTTCCAAATATAAATTTTTCTTACCAAATACCCCAAGTAAACGCACCCAACCGCCACCCCCTAGGTAGTTGGGTATTTTTGTTTATTATGGCAAAATCAAGAGTTAGCGGGGATAGAGGTTTGAATTTTACGGCAAGGTTGGATATCAACGAAGCTAAGAAGAATGCCCTTGAACTTCAAAAGATATACAAGGATTTAAACATCACGACTAATTCGGCTCAAAGTGCTGCTTTTAAAAACTCTCAATTAGCTTTCCAAGAGGAATTACGCAAATCGAGATTAGAACTTGCTGCTCTTAAAAAAGAAGAACAAGAGTTTAGAAATGCAAGGGTAAAAACCGGATCAGAAACCGCTGAATTAACAAAAAAACTTGTTGAAAATAGATTAGAGCAACAGAAGCTAACCAAAGAAGCCAGAGAAGCTAGAAAGGCAGCGCAGGATGTCGCAGGATCATATAACGAAGCGCAGAAACGACTTAAGGAATTAGGAATACAGATTAAATCTACCTCGATTGGAATGGCAGGAATGTCGCCAACTCTTAGGGCTCAAATTAAAGAATACAACGATTTAAACGACCGACTCAAAGCATTTGATGCTCAGATGGGTAATTTTCAACGTAATGTTGGTAATTATCAAAAAGCTTATGAAGGTTTAAGCAGATTCTTAACTGGATTCGTAACAGGATCCGCATTGCTCGCAGGTGCCAAACAAATTTTAGATACCAATGCTCAGATATCAGATTCACTTGCTGATGTTCGTCGTACAGCTGGATTAACTGCTGCTGAAGCTGAAAATCTTGCTGAGCAGTTAAAAAAAATTGATACAAGAACATCATTAAAAGGTTTACTTGAAATTTCTGCTATTGGTGGTCAATTAGGTATTGCAAAAGATCAACTGGCAGGATTTACAAAGGCAATAGATCAATTAGCAGTTGCCTTGTCTGGAGAGCTCGATGGAGGCGCGGAAGGTATTGCCAAGTCCTTAGGTGTGCTTGATAATATCTTTAAAGTAACTCAATCCAATGGAGGTGATGTAGAAAAATCACTAAATCAAATTGGATCTGCGATATTGGGATTGGGTCAATCTGGTCTAGCTACGGGTGATTATCTTGCTGATTTTAGTGAGCGTGTCGGTGGCATCGCAAAACAGGCTGGACTGTCATTACCGGTTATTCTTTCATACGGGGCTGTACTTCAGGAGAATGGTGTAAGTGCGGAAGTTGCAGGTTCATCCTTTAAACGTTTACTGTCTGCATTAACAACCAACAGAGAAAAATTCTTGGCTGTTGCTAAAATAGCTGACGCAAACCTTACATTAAAAGACTTTACCAATATAATTAATACTGACGCCAAGAAAGCGCTTGATTTGTTTTTTGCAGGACTTGCGAAGGGAGGAACTACAACCACGTCATTTAATGATATATTGAAGTCATTAAAATTAACTCAAGGCGGTGTATCACAAACTATTGCAGCATTATCTGCTGGACAAGCCGAATTAAATGGTCACATCCAAGATTCAACTCGAGATTTTACTGAGGCCACTTTGGCCGCTGAACAAGCAAAACTAAAAAATGAAAATTTAGCCGCCTCATTAGAAAAATTATCCAATTCCTTTTCAAATGAAACCACTAAGGGAAACATTGCTTCTTTCTTTAAATATATTGTAGATAGTGCAACTGGAGCCGTGAAAGCTATAGGGTCTTTATTCAATTCTGGTTCCATTAAAACATTCCTTGCTAGAGCTATTGGAGGTGGGACAGGCGTTAATGCAATATTAGCAAATGTCGATGATGAAGCTAAAAGATTTGGGTCATTAACAGTCGTTGAAAGAGCGTTAGAAAATTTTAGGTTACTCAACGACGAGAAGAAGAAACAAGCTATAATAGACAGGACAAATCTGAGAGATAAAGCCTACGAACAGGCTATTCAATTAGGCGCAACTCAGACCACTATAAAAAATTATAATAATGAGCAAAAAGTCTTAACAGCTTTGAGACGTGAGTATAACGGGTTAAAAAAGGATAAAAAAGCAGCAGGGGTGCAAACTGAAACTAATATCCCTGAAGACGATAAAAAGAAAACGGCAGAAGCTAGAAAACTTGAAACAGCATTAAACGCTCAAAGAACTTTACAGGCCGAAATAGATTCATTAACGAAAAAAGGTAGAGCAAAACAGAAGTCCGATGATGATCAAGATTTATTGGATATTGAATTGAAGTATAAAAAGCTTACCGATAAAGCTATAGCGTTTAACAATTCCATCAAAAACAAAGGTTTGAAAGTCAATCTTTCTGGCCTTCAGGTTGCCGAATCGGAGGAGAAAAGCGCAAAGTCTGATGAGAATAAAGCCAAATCTCTTAAAAAAGAATTAGAAGTTCAAAAGGCCTTATATGCTGATTTTGAGCAATATAAAAGTGATTTCGGTATTGAGAAAGCTAAAGCAAAATACGCCAAGCTTATTGACGTTGATTCTACCTATTTGCAAAATCTAAAAAACAGAGAATACAATCTTAACGGAGATCCTAAAGCCAAAGGTGGTAATGATGGACCTGGCGAATATGCGGTCGAGCAGCTTAAGGTAATTACAGAGGCGAGCGATCAGGCGGTTAAAGAAGAACAAAAGAAAACTGATGCTCTTCTCAAAGAATTCATGAGTTACGCTGACAAGCGAAAAAACTTAACGGAAACTTATCAGCGAGATATTCAGGCAATGGAAAATAATCCAGGTGCTATTGAAGAGAGAGAAAAGCGATATACTGCCGATCTAAAGCAATTGGATGATGCCAACGCTAAGAAAATCGATTCTTATCGTGACCTCTTTACTGGTATAGAGAATCTATCGAAGAAAAGCGCGATGAAGCTTCTAGAATCTGCTCGGGTAGATTTAGCTAAGCAGATTAAGGCTGGTAAAATTGTTGACCCAAAACAAATCGCTGAAATCAATCAATATTTTAATGAGGTCGAAAATACCATTCGGAACGGATCTGGCCAGGCGCTTATCGATCTTGCTCGTCAAGTTGATGGGGTTGCTTCCGAGGTTGGAAAGTTAGACGAGGAGTTTGGTAAGGTTTTAAGCACACTTGGAAATGTACTTGGTCAGGTAGGCAATATCAAGAGCAGTATGGCAAGCCTAAAAATTGCTCAAGGCAAAGGCGATGTGTTTGGCCAGTTAAGTTCAGGCTTAGGAATTTTTGCGGCTGGAATGTCAATCTTCCAAGGGATTGTTGGTTTATTCGATAAATCAGCTCAACGTGAAGAACAAGCGGCGTACTCAAGGGATTTGCAAAACAAGCAAACCGAAGCTTTAAATAAAGCATTGGAGAGACAGATTGCATTGCTCAATGATGTTTATGGTACTGAAAGAATTTCCAATTATAGCGAAGCAATTAAGCAGGCGCAAGATAATCAGGCGAAGTATGCGAGTCAGCTTACTTCCAAATATTCTTTATCAGGCAATAAGCAGTTGGACGACGTTCTAACTAAAATTAATAACGGGGAGGGAACAGGTGTTTTTGGTCTTTCTGTTGATGCCTTTGTTAAAGCAAATCAAGCTGCCTTAGATAAGTTAAAGTTACCTTCCGATATCAACTCACTTCAACGTTTGCTCGATGAAGGTAAGCTTGATGCAAATACTTCTACGATTGTCACCAATCTATTAAAAGCTAAACAAACAGCTGAGGAATTGGTAAATAGTTTAAGGCAAGAGGTTGTTGGAACTTCACTTGCCGAGGTTGCAGATGATTTTATTAAAACACTTACTGATGGAACTCAGGATTTCGGTAAAACCTTTGAAGAAACGATTCAAAAAAGTTTACTAAACGGTTTCAAAGGTGAGTTGATCAGAAAACAATTGCAGGCTTTTTATACTCAATTCGCTGAGTTATCTCAGGGAGGTTTAACCAAAGACGAAATAGATACTTTAAGAATATCTTACTTAGCTGCCAGTACCAAAGCTAAAGCTGATTTAGATGCATTGAGTAAAGCTACTGGTATTGATTTGACTGGGGCAGGCAATTCTAGCAATTCTCTTAAAGGTGCTTATTCGGCTGCCTCTCAAGAAAGCATAACCTTATTAGCAGGTCAAACAGGCGGCATGAGACTAGCTCAGCTTCAAACGAATCTTTTACTTGCTCCTATTGGTAAATCCTTGGGCGATTTATACCTAACCGCATTAGATAGCTTTGCTATACAAGTGAAAATTGAGGCAAATACACTTAGGACTGCAAACAATACTGATCGACTGGCTAACATTGAAGCAGGGATTTTGGCAATGGCTAAAGGCTCAAACGGTTATAGTCCTTTACAGAGCGCAGGAGGTATCAAGCCATAAGTTATGAGCAAATATTATTTAAATGGGATTGATTTAGAAAGCATTGGAGTTATTGTCGAATCTGGCAGTGACGACTTTTTGCAATTACCTGAGACAAAACCAATAGATGAATATGCTTGGCCAGAACTTAATGGTGTTGAAGTTGATCTTTCACAACCCTTGCTTTTCAAAGATCGTGAAATCACTTTGAAAATGGCAATAGTGGCTTATAGTGAGACTGATTTTTGGAACAACTATAATACGTTCATCAACACGATCAGATCACCTGGCACAAAGAGATTGTACGTAGAAGAACTAAGCCGGTCTTTCTTCTTGTACTATGTTAAATCACCTTCATTCAGGCGGCTTAGTCCAATAAAAGGTTCGACTAAAATCGGTGCTAAATACGAAGTGACATTTAGGGAACCTGTTCCAAGCTTACTTAAACCATACGCATTCCTGACAACTAAAACAGGAGTGCTCATTACATCAACAAAAGGACAGTTAATAAATACAAATCCATAATGGCAGAAGAAACATTACCGCAATTAAATGAAAACCAAAGCATAGATCAGTTTAATTTAGCTACTTCTATTGCTGGCGCAAAAATACTAGGCGTATCGATAAACGGAGATACAAATCTTTTCGCAATAAATGATATTAAAGGTGACTATAAAGGTTTAGCTGTTGCTTCTACTAATCCTGGTAGTCCCGCACTTGCTCAAGTTTATGATGCCAAGCCAGGTGTTACTTATCCAAATTTTAAGGATATTAACAACGTTCCGATTACAATCCCAGCAAGTATTGCCGGAAATCCAGTTTTATCTGCAAAACTTATTTTTAATGGGTCAAACTGGATAGCCGATTATACTTCGTCTGCAATAGATTTAGCTGACTACACAAAAATAGTAGATGTAGCCGAGTACGTCGGCAAAGTTAAGGGAGTTAAGTCTGAAACAGCCCCAAACATTACTTTAGACATGAATTACACATCAGGTATGTATTTGGATGGCTCTGGTATTCCAACAGTAGGCGGTGGTTTTAATTATAGTCAATTTTTGCCAATTAAACCAAATGAAGAGTATTATTGTTCTTATAAAGGTTTTGCAAATACAGTATTCTTCTACAATCCTTCGCAATCATTAATTGGGAAGGTCGGTGGTGGTGAGCCAAACGAGCTAGGTAACTTTACCACTCCTACTAATAGCGCTTTCATCAGAATAAACGTAGAGAATGCACAGTTAACTGGCAGAACAATAAGAATAAGCACAGGGATTCAGAGAGTAGGTTATGTGGCTTCAACTAACAAAAACCTTAATACGTTTCAAGGAGCAAGCAATACTGTAATTTCTGCTCTATTGAACGCAAAACCTAGAGCGATTATTGCTTTTATCGGGTTCTTCTCGAAAGACAAGTCAGGCAAGAATTTAACTGCGCCGCTCATTGTTACTCAAAAGGCTATCGCTGATTACTGGAATGCTCCATTCTTAGATTTATCTACAAAGATGAATGTGATAAACAGGGATGGAGTAAACACTTTTACAAATGTCATCCCAGATGGATTACATCCAGGCACGGATACTTCAGGAAAAACAGTGGATAGAATTACAGATTTATGCGCAGACTTCCTTAGACCGTTGATCGCCGACTGGTCAGGGAAAAGAATTGCATGGTATGGAACTTCAATCCCTGCTGGATATCCAGATCCTTCAACAATGGCTTACCCTCAAAAAGTTGCAGCTAAATTAGGGGCAGGAGTTGATAACTATGCCGTTAACGGGTCAATGATGCGTAAGAACAAGTCTGACGGAACTCCAATTACGGGTAAAAGCAGTTTTGCCGATACAACTCAATCAATCAATTACATGAATAAGATGGTTGATTTGATTGGGACACCAAGCGAATCCGATATTTATGTATTTGACTTTGGAGTGAATGATTTCGATGAAGATAATACGGAGTTTTTGGAATTATACTAATGGCATTAACAATTAAACGAAGGGGTACGCCAATCTTGGATGTCAATCCATTGGCTGGTGGTTATTTACAAAGACAACGCAACGGGGTAAACTTCGTTGCGCTTGACTTCATGCAGACAGTCAGCAGCCCAGTAGCATTATTATTAGATGATACGGTTGAGATAATGGGTAATACTTATTACCTGATTGATAAACTTCCCGTAATTACCAAACTTGCCGACAAGCGACATTTGTTTAATTGTATTTTTGAATCAGAGTGGTATAAATTTAAGCGCTTAAGATATTATTCGATTGACCCGACAAATCAGCTGAAGGAAAAGGATTTCAGTATCAATGGAGACCTTCTCACTTTTGCCAATCTGTTAATTTTAAATCTAAATCGAGAATGGCCAGGTGTTTGGTCATTGGGAGCGATCGACGTTACAGAAACTCGATTGGTGAATTTTAGTAATGCCAACTGCTTAGAGGCGATATCTCAATTAGTTGATGTATTTCAAACAGAGGTTTGGTTTACCAATCGCACCATCAATTTTAAAGTAAAGACTAAGAATAGTGGGTTATCATTTGCTTATGGACAAGGAAATGGATTATATGAGATAAAGCGAACCAATGAAAGTGAGAATGCACCAGTAACCAGGTTAACCGTTTTTGGTGGCTCTCGTAATCTTCCTGATGGATATCGTAACTTTTCGCAAAAGCTACAATTAAATGGACCTTTGGAGTTGACGCCAAGCCCAAACAATCCTCCGACAAATGAAGATAACGTTGAGTTTCCAGAAGTTTACCCTCAATTTATAGGGACAGTAAGTGATACCACTGATGAATTTACTTTCGAGTGTATTGATATTCCTTTCAATGTTAACACCGCTTTAAAGCCAGGCTTAACAGCGAAGGTAATATTTCAAACAGGACAATTGGCAGGTTATGAAATTGAGATATCATCATTTGATAATTCAACAAAAAAGTTTGTAATTGATACCGTTAAAACCGAACAGTCTTTGGTTGTGCCGCAACCTGGAATAGAGGCTTCAATCGGCGATCTCTTTATTGTGGTTGATATTGATATGCCGACTGCATTTGTAACTCAATGGGAAGCTGTTTTGCTGCAATTTGGCACTGATTATTTTAATTCGGTTAACTACTATAAATCTAAATATGAGGTTACTCCAGATCCAATCGATTTTAAAAGAAAAGGCAGAAAATTAATAGAGGGCGAATTGGCTTTACTTACCGATGCATCCCTTGGAGTAAATCGCCTAATTCCGATTGAATCTTTTAAAATGGATTATATCTTGGATAAAGTAACCGAGATCGTTTTAAGTGACTATCCGGATATCGATTTTGCAACAAAGTTGTTGAGAAAAACTATTGCTCAGGCAAACGCAATTAAACAACCAGGAGCCATTCAACAACCACGGGCATATTCCTATGAACGAGCGGAGCCGTTTACTAGGAATGATTGTGGAGTAGGTTATTCAGGTACTCAGGTGACTTTCAGAAAGAAATATACATCATCAGTAAGTAAAGCAGCTGCACAAACTGCTGCAATGGCTGACACGAATTATTTGATAGAGGGTCAAGCATTTGCGAATGATCCAGCGAATGGCACTTGCGCAATGTTAAAGCCAATTGCTACAGTATCTGTTCAATCTGTTGCGCATAGCGGTGCAAGAAATGCTGTTGTTGATTTGGTTATCGACCATGCGCCTGATCTTAATATCGCCATTGATGTTGAAGTTTACGGAAATATTTCAGGAGTTACTCAAACCATTCAGGTTCCCATTGGAGCAGGAGCAACAAGCGGTGGTGGTGCATCGACGAATAGCCCATTTATCGCTCAAGATGATTTACAAGCGCAAATTGTAGCCATAATCCCAACAGAAGATAATACCTACAGATTTGCAATAGGATAACTTACTATGTCTTGTGAGTAAGGTTGTTAGGTTCTCGTTGGCTTCCATGTTGGGTAATTTTGGATTATGGCAAGCGTAGGAGTAACAAGGATTGAAGAAAAGTATTATTTAAAGAATGGCTTACGTGCTTTTGCTATGCTTTTGCGAAAGAAACTTTCCGAAGAATATCTATCTCTTGCAGGCAAATTAGTTGAATTAATACTTTTCGATGAACTAGGTGAAGAAAGTTTTAGATGGTCAAGTGCTGAAGGTAGTGAACATCTATTAATACTAGAGCCCGATGGAATTACTGGTAAAGTAAGTTTCCCTGAAATAAATCAATGGAAAATACCTGCAGGCATTCATAAAGGTGACCTAGATATTTACGATCTAGCGGATAATAGTTTTCTACAAACTTACAGGACCTTTGAGTTCGAAGTTGTGCAAAATGTTCCTAAACCAGATTAGTTATGGCGGAGGATATCGAGAACGAAGAATTCATAATTGAAATCATAATTGATCCGCCTCCAGCTTTGGAAGTGGAAATAATTGTGCAACCAGATGTTAGTATCCCAAATCTGGACTACTCCGCAATTGCTGGAATGGATATGAGTTCAGGAAGAGTGGTGGTAGTGAAGTCAGCTGTTGCGATTTACTTTGATCCTAGCGATGTTGAAATGTATGGCTTAGTGACAGGTATAACCAAAACAAGTTCGTTGACAGGTCAATCAGTTGGAATTAAACTTAACGGGACATTTTACGAAAGCGGTTATGGATTGATTCCAGATAAGCTTTATTACGCAGGACCAAACGGTGCATTAACGACTAATCCAATGGGGCTTAAAATTATTCAGCCAATCGGAAGCGCTCTATCTGAAAACACTTTAAATATCAATATCAATTCACCAATAATCACATTATAACATTATGGCAGCAAAGTATTTAAAAATTGGGACAAATGGAGCAACTGTTGAAGGAGCAACAATTGCAATGTCAGCTGGAGCAGGAGACTCTGGTAAAATTCCAGAAGTTGATTCGTCTGGTAGATTAGACGCTTCTTTTATGCCCTTAGGAACGGCGATTGAAACTAAATCGATACTAGCTTCTGAAGCATTAGCAGCAGGTGATTTTGTAAACGTATATTCTAATGCGGGTGTATTGAACGTAAGAAAAGCTGATGCTTCGTCAAATGCTAAAGAAGCGCATGGATTTGTTTTAGCAGTTGTAACTAGCGGAGCGAACGCAACAGTTTATTATGGTAATCTAAACAACCAGCAATCTGGATTAACTATTGGAGTTAACCATTTTCTTTCAGCTTCAACACCAGGTAGAGCAACAGCAACTGCGCCTACGGGAACGGGTAAGATTATTCAAAAGTTAGGTGTTGCTACTTCTGCAACAGAAATGCTTGTGGAAATTCAGCCGACTATTGAATTAGCATAATAAAATGGCAGCTAAAAAACCTATAGCTAATTATTCAGGCGCAGCGAAAGAACTTCAATCTGGTGATACTTTGTTAGGTTCTGATGTTTTAATTACTGGTTATGCATCGGGTGCTGGAACTGTTGCTGCGACTGATACTGTTGTTGCTGCCATTAACAAGCTGAATGGTAATGATGGGTTAAAACAGAATTTAAATTTAGCCATCCAGGCTAATGTTGCTTCTTACACGCTCGTCCTTGCGGACAACGGAAAAACCATTACCCAGACTTTAGGTACAGCAACAAATGTCACCGTTCCCCAAAATTCTTCGGTTGCGTTTCCAATCGGTTGCAGTATTCCAATTGTTCAATTGGGCGCTGGTCAGGTAACCATCGTTGCAGGAACGGGGACAACCTTAATTACTTCAACTGGATTGAAACTAAGAGTGCAGAACTCAATGGCTTTCTTGCACAAGATCGCTACCAACACGTGGGTAGTAGCGGGGGATTTAGTCGCATGATTACCGCAGGTATGGGCATTCTGGCGACTAAACCAGTATTAAGTTCAGCGTCTAACCTAATCCCATCTGACTGGCTAGAACTTGAAGGAGATATGGTAGCCTCTGGAAATAATGTTGTTGGCACGGCAAGGGGTAGATCAAGGTTATACTTAGAAGCTGGGGCGATCGGTTGGATAAAGGGACAAGGGGATTTGCCCATCATACTAGACATCGACAGCACCAACCTCGTTTATTTTTATCAGGCAAAGTACTCAATAAAGAGAAATAACTCAGGTGACTTTATTGTGCTTGAAAGCCATATTGATAATGACGGACAAACTTCGGGAGAAGGAGTTCCAAGAGAAACACCAAGACGAATCAGATTTGATGCTACAACAATTTATTTCGAGTACTCATTGGACGGGGAAGGTTCTTGGATAACTTTTAGATCAGACACTAGATATGCTGGATCTCTTTACTTCAAAACGGCAAATGCTGATGATGTACTAGGCACTAACGATATGCATTTAAACAATATTCAATATTTAGGATTTAAAAAATTATAATTATGGCAACGATTAAAGTAAATGGTAAGGCTGTTGAATATGTCTACAGCGAGCCCACAAGAACAGTAAAACTTGCTAGCGGTATTGAGTTTGATGTTACTGGCAGTATTGCTCAGGCAGCTGTTCAGAAAGCATTTGATGCTTTGCCTAAAGCACCAACTGGCCCGATCAACGTTCCATCACCCAACAAACCACGTGAGATTAGTTATGCTGATTATGCCAAGCTCGAGGGAGTTGAAGGAGTTGATTTTGTTGTTACGGGAGTCGAAACAAATCAAACTGCAAACCATAGAGATATTAAAAACTGCTCATTTGATTTGAGTAAGGTTAAAGTAAAAGACTCCTATCAGGCTTTACTTATCCATGGTAAAAGTATTAATGCGCGATACAAAGGATTGACACTTCAGAATATTTCAGGTTATCAGATCCAAACGGTTCAAGCTGATAAAGTAGTTTACAAACCAGGAGTTGAAGGAACATTTATTGACCGACTAAACATAGACGGTTTTAGTTTTGACGGAGGTGGCAGGCCTTTCCATTCAGATGGAAATGTAAGATCATTGAATACTCATGATGGTGTAATCAAGTCTTTCCAGTTCATAAATAATACCATAAAAAACAATCTAGGTTCGAAGTTTATGGTTTACTTGGGTAATGGTTTTGACTTTGATATTTATGGAAATAGTTTTACAAATATCAATAAGCAAAATAATGAAGATAACGGCATGTTCTACCTTAAGGCAACAGGAAAGCTTCACGATAACAAAGCATCGAATTATCAAGGTTATTTAGCGCGCATATGGCCTCATAGTATCGACGGAAGAAAAGTGGTGGAGATTTACAATAATATTGGCGTAGATGGAGATAAATATGGTTTGATTGAATTACAGTTTTCTCCTGACTTTATTGAACGTCAAGCGCAACCTGCAGATGCTAAAGTATACAATAACACCGCCTTAAACTTAAACAAAACAACTGATTGGGCGGGGGAATTACTAACTCTTTATAATACTCTTGGTAAAGTAGAATATTACAATAATTTGGGAGCAACTTTAGTAGGACAAGAGGGCGGTAAACCAACAAGAGATTATAAAGTGATATCAGGTAATAAAATGGTTTTCGGTCAATACGACGACAAGAAAACGACTTTAATAATTTCTGGTCAAAATTTATACTTTGATAAAATTAGTGATGCTGTTAACGCGGATTTGACAAGCAAATTTAAAGGCGTGGGGGCGTCATTGTAGTTATGGCAAAGTTTGAAATAGCATATAAAATTACAGGGGTTAATGAGGGGTTGTATGCAAATAATCCAGCAGATACTGGAGGCGAAACATGGGCGGGGATAAGCCGTAATAACTTTCCCACTTGGAGTGGATGGAAAATAATCGACGGGATTAAACAGAAGTATGGAAAATCAACCGCGATTATTAATAAATATGGCAGGTTAGATCCAACACTTCATGAGAAGGAGATTGCTTTTTGGAAATCAAATTTTTGGGATGTGAATAAGTTAGATCAGTTCAATGATCAGCAAGTTGCTAATACAGTCTATGACTTTGGCGTTAACTCTGGAACGGGTAGGGCTGCAAAGTTCTTGCAAAAAGTATTGAAGGTTGTCGAGGATGGAAAGATAGGACCAGCAACACTTGCTGCTTTAAATTCGGGTAATCAGGCTGAGATTCACAAAGCATATAATTCTGCGCGAGAATTTGCATATCGTTCGTGGGCGAAAGGCAATCAAGCCCAATTCCTTAAATCTTGGTTGAGTAGATTAAAGCCATTTAGTAAGCCCTAACACCTCGCCCACGCGAGTAAAGGAAAGATATTTGCAGAACATCATCATATAGTAATGGCAGAAGAACAACAAGATATAATTGATAGAAAAGGGGCATGGATTGAAAGGATGTTTGATAGATTGTTTTCTGCGATTAAAGAGAATCCATTTGCAACCCTTTTAGTCCTTTCAGTTGGATTGAATTTTATGCAATACAATGAGGCCAAGAATAAGGATAAGGCCTGGAGAGCAGACATCACTAGTCTTAATGAAAAGATTAATGCTGCAGTAAAAGAAAGGGTGCTTTCTGAATTGCCAAAGCAGCTTGAGCCAATCAAAGCTTCTCAGGATAGTTCTTCTAAAAAGGTTGATACATCACTAAATAATATCAATGAAACGGTTCAATCAGTTAAAGAATACTTTAATAAACGAAAATGAAAAAATTACTAATTATACCAGCGGTTTTATTATGCCTTGCAGGAGCATCACCACGTAGAGTTGTTTATTCACCAGAACGAGTGAAATTAGTTGAGCAACCAACGTTTAGTTCAAAGGTTGACAGCCTCGATCAAAGCATGCATAATTTAAGGGAAGTACTCCAATGAGAAAGCTAATATTCATTATTGCCGTGACTTCGTTATCGAGTTGTGGTATTTTTAAGCGAACGAGCAAAGACATTCTTAAGGAAAGCTCGGAAACCAAATTAGAGGTTAAACGCGATAGTCTTGGGATAATTCTTGATAAGTCGACAATTGTAATTAAAGAAAGCGCCGACAGTACCGTAGTAACCAAAAAAGAAGTTGTAACTAATGAAGCCTTCTTTAACATGGATAGCTTGGTTAACGGATTAACCTCGATCAGCAATGATTTGGTTGAAGTTAAGCAAACCCTAGATACAAATACAAAAAAGCTTAAAACCGTAGTCACAATTAAACCTCGTTCCTTCAATTTCCATGTTGATAAAACGACCACCATAAATAAGGATGTTACTCAACAAAGCAAAGTGAAGGAAGCCGTATTGGTTACTGAACATAAAACAAGCAGAAAGGTTGCGGTAAAAAAAGAACCTGCAAAAATGGGGATCTGGTTAGTTGGCTTAATTGTGATAGTTTTAGCTTTGGTTGGGGTAGTTATGTTTTTAGTTAAGAAGTTTAAACTATTTTAGCTTATCAAAAACTTGCTGAGCATAACCATCCATTACGGCATCATCAGAAATTTCAGTAATGTATGCTTCATGAATTGATAATGATGAATGGCCAACTAATCCCATTGTTACTGTTGTATCCTGTATGGTATTGCTAGCTAGTCTTGAAAAACTATGCCTTGCAATATGCATCGATATATTCTTGTCAATTTTTAGAGCCTTCGTTATTTTCAGTAAATGATATCTAATAATTGAATTTGCCCTGGTAACGGATTTTTTGAGTTTAAATTTATCTTTAATCAACTCAACTGGTATATCTAAAAAATCAAATATGTAACCATGTTTGCTTTTCCCTGTATTCCTGTTAATTATTCCCTGAAGATTATCGTTAGTGGCATAGTTATTAATCTTTCCAGTTTTGTTTTCAATGAATACCAATCTATCGCCTCTTAAATTCTTTTCCGTCAGACATAGCAAGTCGCTAATCCTGGTGCCTCGCAGGAAAATAGATGCTATAAATATATCTCTAGACGCACCCTCCTTCCCTGAAAGTTGTGCACTGATTAATTTCTGAATCTCGGATACATTGAGTTTATTTTTAATAGATTTAGCTTTCCCAAATTTTAAATCCTCCATTGGATTTTCTTTAATTAATTTAGCTTTTTTGGCTAGCTTTATTATTTTACCGAGCACCTGCATTTTCAAACGGATCGAATTTTTATTATTCTTTATTGCTAGATGATAAGAGAAATCAAGGATAAATTTTTCATTCAATGTTTTCCATGCCAATTTGGGCGCATATTCATGAATCTGCTTATAAACCATCTGAAAGGTACTATGTTGGGAAGCTTGCTGAAGTTGTACTAATTTATCTATTTCAGCCTGGAAGAACTCAAAAAAATCTAATCCTTTTTCAATACCAAAATCTCTCAGTGCTATTTCAATTAAATTATTAATGCGCGGTCCCTCAAGATGCCTTGGAGAAACTCTATTTTTAGAGATGAGCCAATCAGATTTTTTACATCTAGCAATAACCTTTCGAATTGGCTTACCACTATCAACAACCTGAAGAATTATTGGATGCGAACCATCCGCGTAGGTTTTATGAACATATAGAATAATTTTCGGTGTAAGCAC